CAAGGGCCGACCAAAGCCGGATTACACGCCACAGCAGCTCGCCGAAGCAAAGGCCATATGGCGTAATTTGATAGACTATCCCGAGTGGAAAGATACTAAGGCGCCGCTCAAGCAAATCGTTTCGCCGAACGGCATAGCGTTCACTCCTGAGCGTGCCTACACGATCTGGAAAAAGCGAATGAACCCGAAGAAGTGAAGGAGCCGAGCAATGCGCTGGTTACGACTGCAACACCTGCTCTGGCGCCGTCGTGCCCGTGGCCCCGAGTGGCGCCACTGGTTTGCGATGGGTCTCGCAAAACCATAAGGAGCGCCGGACGTGGCGGAGCAACAGTTCTACCTGACGACTGATCAGAACCCGAACGGCAAGGGGCTTCTGGCGGTCATCACGTTGGGCCATCCGCAGCGCGGCGACGAGAACGTGGTAGTCTGCTCAGTGGAAGTCGTCAAGAACCACAAAGCGGCGAAGCAGTGGTATCGCCGCATGCTCGTTGAGCGGCCCTGGGAAGAGAGGCACTAGTCATGTCAGACGGTGAGAACGTCATCTATCTGAAGTTCAAGTCCGACGAGCTAGTGACGGACTGCATGGACTTCCTCGCGTGCAAGACCTGCCGCAACAAGACCTTCACGCATACGTTCGTTGGAGCCAGCAATTTTCCCCTCGTTCGGTGTGCTGCTTGCGGCCAGCACATCGGTCGCGTGGGCTACGCTGACGATGAGGATTTGCCGAAATCGGCAAGCTAGATAAGGAGCGTCGAGTGGATAGCCCGAAAGACAAGATCGAGGTCCGCCGCAACGGCGACGGCTCTCTTGACGAAGTTGTCGCTTCTGGCGCCTTCGTGCACCTTGAACAGATGAGCGAGAAAAGTTGGTGGCTCGGCATCGAGAAGGACGGTTATCGACAGGTGGTTTGGTTCGGGATCGAGAAGGGAAAACTCGTGACCACATCGGACTGCGATGCGGAGCCTGGCGATTTTCGTAAATCAACGTCCGAATAAGGAGCGACCATGACCCGATTGGAAGAGATCAAGGTGCTCGACGGCCTGCTGCGCCAGGCGCACGAAGCGCTGTGGCTACTTGCTGGCGACGTTGAGGCGCGGCACCTCTCGTGTACGTGTGAAAGCCCTCCCATCACTGAGAAGGAAGCGGCGAACTTAGCCCGCGCCAAAGAGATCGTCGCAGACTTCGCAGAAGACCTGCTGGAAACATAAAGGAGCCGACCGTGACCGCGGTTATCGACGCATCGAGTATGAGACCGGTACTGCGGAGGCGGTCGCTTTGGTTTCGCGTCGGCTACCACCACGCGGTATTGCGGCGTGTGTTCAGTCGAGGCGTGAAGGTTTGGACGTGGCGCAAGCGATTACTGCTGTGGTGGTACGCAGTCGATCTGGCGCTGTCTTAAAAAGGAGCAACAAATGACGGTTGGCGAAGAGGTAGATAAGCTACGGGGCCCCGTAAAGCCGATCCTCGATTTATGGGGTGAGCTTCGTCGCATTAGCGGTGAGGCAAAATTCCCCGCGCTTGAAGCGGAGCACGTCAGAGCCATTGGCGAAGCCTTGGACAAGGCACGCACGGACGGTTGGAACGCCGCAATGGGCGGCATGGGAACGTAAGGAGTGTGTGGCTCTCGCGCAAGCGATCCACGTCTAAGACCCCACCAGGGGCCAGTGTCGCATAGAAATATCGGCACTGTAGTCAACATAGGAGCCGAGAATGCCGACTGCCGGGGCAGGCGCCAGCAACAGCCGAGACCGCACACGAACGCGGCGGCAGTCGCTGCGCGCCGTTGAGGAAAAGAACATCGCATTGCAGCGGCGCGTGTGGGAGCTTGAGGGCGCGCTGAATGGTTTGCTGGTCTACGCGCAAACCGGAAAGTCTCGCGCCAAGGCGATCACAGCCGCCCTCGACGCTTTGCGCAATCCAACCGAGTCCACATAGGAGAGTTAGGTGGCCCAAGTGTCGTCACTTCGCTCGTTGCGATTGCTGGCTGAGAAGCCAGCGGTGCAACTGCGCTCGCAGCCGTTGATGACGGTCCAGCCGCTAATCACCGCGGGGCATGCGTGCATCACCCGCCGATATACGGAGTGGCGCAACGGCAAGGAATGGGACATCGAGGAAGTGTCGATCACCGACGCTGGCCGCGAGTATTTGCAGAATTCGACCGACAGATAAGGAGGCCGCTATGAACTTGTTTGTTTCACCAGCTGGAGACGACTCAAACTCTGGTGCGAAGGATGCTCCGGTCAAGACGATCACACGCGCCTTGGCCCTAGCCACCCCCGGCGATACCGTAACCGTTAAGTCCGGCGAGTACCACGCTTCAGACTGGCAGGCACTAGTCGGCGGGGCCGTCCTGTCGGTTGATTTGAAGAACAAGTGAGGGGGACGCATGTAGCGAGCGACACGTTAGGCGATGGCGCTGAAGTGGCGCCCGTATCGCTTAGAGTTGCTTGTGAGACCTGCCATACCCCTCAGATAATCCGGCAAGTAGTAGTCCTGGGTCATGACCAGACCCCAGGGCGCGAACCATCGCTCTAGGCGGTCAATGCGGGCTGCCTGACGGGCTGGCGTCCTCACGTCGTGGAATAGGAGCGGACGGGCTCTCAGGGCTTCCATACGGCGGCGTATGGCTATGAGGGTGGGGAAGTCGAAGGTCATACGTCCCTCCACGGACCGCAGGTAGATTTCCCCTGCAACTTTGAAGACCAGCGCATGAGCCTCTGGTATCCCCAGGCCATGGAATCGGCCTCTGGCAGTAGTTGCTCGTGAATGCGGTAGGTGAGATCACCGGCCCAGTAGCAGACCCAGGCGAGGAATGTGCGGAGGGCGGTCATGGCGTCACCAGTTGCTTGTGCAAACGGCACACTTTTGGCACACCTACATTTGTGTGTGGTGTGAATGAGTTGATTTTACTGGTGTTTTGTGCATCTGCTATCTCCCTTGGTAAGGGAGAGGTCGAGAGTTCAATCCTCTCTCGCAGCACCATTAAACGCCTTTGTTTCCTAGGCATTTCCCGGTTTCTCATTATCCGGCCTGTTTCTTATGAGTCGGGAACGGGGTGAGAACATCGCCCTTGCTGTGACCCACTTTTGGCACAGTGGAATCCTGCGTATGTTCTAGTGCGAGCTGGGTTGACAGAGGCGTGGAGACATGGGCAACGGCCTGACGCACTTTTGATGTCTCCAGGTGCGAATACCTTAAAACGGCCCCGACGCTGCGCCAACCGCCAGCCTCCATCAGCGCCTTCAGCGAGTGTCCGTCTGCCAGGAACCTAGCGGCGAACGTGTGGCGACCGATCTTGTGCGGGGAGGCGTGCTTGATCTTGGCGCGCTCACAGCCGCGGGCGACCATGTGCCAGATCGAAAATCGAGTTGAGTACCCGAACAGGGGCGTTTCAGGATCAAGCTCCAAGGTGTCGTCTTTTACCGCAGCCCGCATCCGCGCCAGCCGCTCCGCGAGCATGGCTTGCAGGTATTCGTTGACCAGTGGCGTCAACCAAATCTCGCGGGGGTCTTCATTCTTGGTGTCTACAACTAGAATGCGACCGATGCCGGGGTCGTAATGCTGGATGAGAATTCCGCACGCCTCACCCGAGCGGCAAGCCGAGAACGACATGAATAGCACCGTGGCCCTTTGTTGCACGGTTGTGAGGCCGTCGCGCACAAGTTTGCGCAGCCAGTCTTCTGTCACACCCTCAGATCGCGGTTTTGGAACAGATGGCTTTGCGAACTTCCTTGGACCAACCATCTTGGCGTCAACGGCCCGGTTCCACACGGCCTGCATCGGTCCATAGAGTTGGCGCACAAGTGTCGATGCCTTGGCGCCGGGGTATATGCGGTTTCCCAGTTCTGTGAGATGCTTGTCCTCGATGTCACGCAAACGCATCTTCCCAAACCTCTCCAGAAGAGGATCAAGAAACCGACTCTCACCCATTTTTCCGATGTACTCGGCTATTGCCTCGGCAAACAGGGCCGTGCCGTTGGACGGGCCTAGCATAACCTCGTCCCTCTTCCGGGCTAGGTACTCGGCTAGTTTCTGCTCTGCCTCGTGCCTGCTATCAGTGCCTGCGCTTTCGCGTACAGGGCTTCCGGTGTATGGGCACGTACCTTTGATGTACCAGACGCGGGTTTCCCCGCGCTTCGTTTTGACGATCCTCTGCTTGAGCTTGAGCATTTTGACATCCAATCAAGAAACTCTGGCCAGCGCGCGTCGGTAATCGCTAGTTGGCGTCTGTGCTCGATGCACAGCTTCGATGCGCGTAGGTACTGACGTAGCCGTCTTTCGCTTATCGCAAATGGAAGGCGCTCTCTGCACTGCGCTGGGGTGAGTAGAGCGCCGCTATCACCACCCCCCATATCCATCCGCCTCATGTAGCCCCTCTGTCCTCTACGACATCTGCCCCCGGAAACTCGTTCATCACTGCCGCCAACACGCGCGCTAGGCCCGCATTCCGCTCGATGAACGATAGCGTGACGACGGCCTGCTTTGCCGGTTCAAGCCCAACCAAGACGCCATGGCCCACGGCCTCGTTGATCAAAGCCTCTACGGCTTCTCTCTGCTCTGTGATTGATGGTTTGCCCATCTCAGTGTTCCTGCTGCTCTACGACTGTGAGGCGGGTGGTGTGGGTCATCGATCTCGAACCTCAACGCTGCGGAGGTGGCTGCGTGGGGGTCACTGCCCGACCAGCTTCGGTAATTGGGAACATCCCGCCAGACGGCGTGTAGATAACCTCGCGCTGAATGCCCTTGGCCTCGTTCGATTCGAGCATCATGATGTAGCGCCAGCGCAGATAGTTCTCAGCGCCGCCGAGGCCTTCGATCAGTTCCTTGTTGGCCAAGGCTGCGCCCTTCGCGCGCTCAACTTCCGCCTGAGCGTTGAGCTTCGCAGACTCCAGCGCGGCCCGAGCTTCCTCAACCTTGATGCGCCGGTTCTGTTCGGCACGGGCGAACTCAGCGCGGCCGGTAAGCTCTTGCTGCCAGACGTTGTAGTAAGGGCACCCGCCCATCAGCGCCGCGATGGACAGGAATATGATGGTTGCGCCCCACTTCGCGATGCGAAGCATCAGTTTCGTGTCTTCATCCATTTCGTATCCCCTCTATTCAGAGTGTGTGGTTGTGTTCGGCTCCGCTTCGGCTATCAGCGACAGTTCTATTCCCATGTCTGGAGCGCATGCTGCGTCTCGTCGAAGGACGCAAGCCGCTGCCGAAGCCTCGTCGAACCCGCAAATGAAGTCGGAAATCATCCCAGCCGCCGTCCTGGGCATGTCGATGATGCGCTCGAAATGCAGCTCCATGACCGGGGCGTTCAGGCGACGGAATATTGCCATGGCTGCCGCCTTGTCGGCTGAGTACGATGCCGCCAGTTTACGTGTCGCGTTGCGCGGCAACGACTCGCCTAGAAACTCACGGAAGAATTTTGCTTGCGACCGCGCCTGCTGCTTGGGGTCTCTGTTGAGCCAGATGACGCGCAGCGGCACGGGCGATGACCGTAGCCCACGATGCGGATCAAGCACCTTCGCGGCTCTGCCGCGCAGCGTCAGCAGCCAATCTTGTTTCAGCGGGATGTGTCCAGATTCATCCGGCTCGAAAGACGGAAACGCTCCAGCGCAAGGAACGCCACCGGCAGACAGCATCTGCATGACCATGGATGATCCGCACCTGCCGGCACCACAGACCAGAATGGCAAAATCGCGCATTTCGTCTCCCATCTATTCAGAGTGTGTCGTTGGGTTGGGACTGCTCCCACTGCGTTTTCACTTCGTGCAATGGGACCGCTACCTCCCAGAACTGTTCGCACTCGTCGGGCTGGGTGGCGAGCTTCACGAGGGCGTCCAGAGCCTCGGGTGAGAGCCTAAGGCGCATGCGCCTGTCACCGTTCGTGAATTGAATGCAGCAGGAACCATCTTGGCGCGAAAGGAACACTGAGCGGTCGTTTGGTAGGTTGACGATGTGACCAGCGACGCGGATGACGTTGGCTTGCATTGCCTCTCCCTCACCTGATGCTGTCGTCTTGTTCATGGCTTCGCACCCTCGCTCACGCTGGCACCAACTCAGGAAACTGCCGCACCAGCAAATCGTCCGGGATCGGAGCCTTTCCCGTCATCTGCTTCATGAAAAACGCAATGTCCGCGACAGCGCAGTAGGCCATCACATCACGTGCCCACTCGGCTTGCATGTGGCGCGCGCCGGTTCCGCTCTCGCCGCCGCAGATGATCCAATCTGGCCTGCCGAACGGCTCCAGTGGACCAATGGCAGGCTCGTAGCTGATGAAGTTGATGCTCGCGCCTAGGCGGCTCAGTATCGGCCACCGCTTACGATAGGCGTCCTGATCTTCCGCTGTGACGCCAAGCCATACGTTTGACGGCAATGCTCCCGCATGCCACGGCGCGAGCTTGTCGAAGTTCTCGATGCGCTTGGTCAGCAATAGCCAGTCGAGATGCGGCGTCTCTTCGATCACCACGGCCAAGTCTTCACGCCATTGCGTTGGCACCTTGTTGTCGAGCCAGTCAGCAAGCGAGGCGCAGAACACCCGATAGCGGCGACCTTCAGCCTTGGCCTGCTTGTTCCACTGAAATGGCTTGCGCCAGTTGGATTCGGACGTGCGCACACGCTCACCGTGCGGCCCCCACTTCACGCGGCCATAGCGGTGGTCCATCATGGCTTCCGCGTAACAGCGGTCGCAACCGGCTGAGACCTTCTGGCATCCAATCCACGGATTGAAGGTGTGGTCGGTCCATTCGATTTTGCTGTTTTCGGCCATTACTTCGCACCCTCGCTCTTGTCGGTATGGGTGATGAGAAATTTGCGAGCCGCCGCGTAGACCATGCGCGCCTCTTCTACCGTTTTCAGTTCCCCGGTGTGGTACTCGCGGCCGATGATTGAACTCAGATGTGCGTAGATAGAACGCCTCCGAACCTTGCCCGATTTCCACGCGGGGTCGATGAGCGCATGGATGTGAATTCGTGCGCGCTTCAGATCGGCCGATGGTATGTTTCCAAGTGGGCGCGTCGGGTTGTTCGTCTTGTGATGCGTGCCGACGTGGTTGCCGCATGCGTCGCACTTCCAGCGAGGAACATCGGCAAGGTCTGGTCTGTGCGGGTAGACCTCGGCGCCGTTTGTAAGCCGCGCTTCGACGTCTGACTGGCACTGGCAGCACCAGATGATCATCACCCCCTCCCATCATCTACTGAAGGGTTGGTAGAGTTTGCACCGGCCCCGGTAGGCTCTAGAGCGCGAAGACGGCGAAGACACTTTGGGCACGTCACGGCTTCGGCGCGATTGGTCCAAAGTCCACGCTGCAAATTGATCGGGCGAAAGCTGTCAGCGCAGAGCGGCGAGACATTACCATCAGCGTCTATCCACTTGGCCATGTGGTACGGCTTGGTGCGCGGTGCGGGTCCTGGTTTCATTCCCCACCCCCTACAGTCTGAGGTGAGCGGGTGAGTTCTGCGAGCGTGCGCTGTGCATCCCGCTTTATCGATTCAAACTCGTCTAGGTGTTCTTGTCCTGCTGGGCGGTCATCCCACAGGATGAACCTGCGCACGATGTCGGCCAGACCACCCCCTACACCCTCTAGTGCTGGTGGTGATGGTGATGCGCCTAGCATCGCCTTGAACATTTCTGCCTGATTGTAGTCGTCGAAGTTGGTGAAGTTGGCTATCTCGCAAAGGCGCTCTTGCGCCGCGCCCAACATCTCGTCAGTCGGCTCTACCGGCACCAGCTTCCAGCCCTCAGGAACACTCCCCACTGCTCCGGTCTGTACGGGTGACGGGTGATCCAGGTCGATGTTCTGAATACGGCGTAACCACGGCTCGCCAGCGAAGTCGGCGAGAACCCCGCTGTTTGCTGCGATGCGGACGGCCTTTATGATCTCGCGCAGTTGCCAAAGCTGGTCGTGTAATTGAGCATCATCCCTCTCCTTGCGCTGTGCGCTTAGGTGCCGGTCGCTACCCCAAAACTTGTCATCTGGCCCATCCTTGTCTTCACCAGTTGCGTTGCTGCGGGAGCGGATGGCGGATGCCAGTTCGCGAGCAGCCCCAATGGCAGCTAGAACTGGATCAGCCGGGATTGCTCCAAAGGTAGGGATGTCGCGCGCGAATTGCTCGGCCAGCTTGGCTATCGCCTCCCGTTCCTCTTCTACGCGACGGTCTGCGCTTGCTTTCAATGCCTCGAATGCGCCGAGCACCCCGACATCATCGCCGCGGTCAAGCATCAGTTCCACCAGTTCCATGTCGTCTTGGGTGTCTGTCATGGCTTTGCCTTGCGCATAGCTTCAGGATGCGTGAACGCGGACGCCACGATGCTCTTGATTTCATCAGCGATGGATTTGTGTATGTCGATGACGTCATCGTAAGAAATGTCGTCTCGGAGATAGCCCTCGATGCTGAGGCGGCCGACGATCTCGTTGGCCCAGATTTCAAGCTGCTCTTCGTGGCAAACTTCTTCTGCGGCTTTCGCCGGATGGCTGAGAATGATGGCGCTCACTTCCCCACCTCTATCGTTCCTGCTTGGTTGAGGGCTGCGCGGAGTTTCTCTCGGCACTGATGCCGATAGGAGTAGTCCTTGGCCGGAGTGTCGTACTCGCCGAGATATTCTCGGATCATACCTCGCAGCACCTCTACCTGTGCCTGTAGGCATTCGATGGCGTCTGCTGCATCGTCGAAATTGTTGGCTCGTAACGTGCGGATCAGCTCTGCTGGGGTGCTCATCGTCCAAGGGTCTCCAGATCACGAAGGTCACGACACATCATGCCGTCGTCGCACTCATCACAGGACTCACCCTCGGCATCCTCGCCTGTTCCGTTGCAATACTCACACGGCTCCCAGACCACGATGCGTGTCGCCCTGAATTCTTGCGCAAGCGTGACGGCTCGTTCGAGCGGCGCGCCTACCGCGGTCGTCGCAAAGCCGTCGGGCGGCACCCCTTCCTCGTTTGGGTGCTCGGCCCAGAAGTTGACGTGCCATCGCCCGCGCTCATCGGGCTCTATTGATACGAGGCTGCTCATCTCCCACCCTCATCGCTGTTGGTTGAGGTGGTCCCCTCCTTGGCTTCCTGCTGTGCTATGAGGGCACGGTAACCTTCCACCAGCGCTTCGACTTCGCTCGGAGTGATGCGCCCGCTCTGCCCATTGCGTGCGATGATGAGGATGGTGTCGAGATCGTCCGCATCAAGCTCAGGATGATCAGGCCCCGTAGCCTTCGCCACTCTTTCCAGAAGTGACTTGAGGTCAGACATCCGTGCCCCCGTCTGTTGAGGACGTGGCGGCGTCATCTTCAGCGGCCTTCTGCAACCGCTGTAGTGGAGACTCGTCGTATCGGCCTCGCGGAATTAGCGCCATGTCCAAGAGTTCGTCGAGAAGGCCATTCTTGATGCAGATGTGGTGTGTGATGAACACGCGCTCCACGCCGTCATCACAGTCACCGTCAACATCTTCCTTCCACTCGACGGCCTCAGAAAATAGATAGGTCAGAACATCACGCGCGGTGAACCTATTGGCGTTATGTGCGCCTTCTAGAAAATCGTTGTTGTCGCCGTGTGTCGGGAATTTAGCGTTAGACATCCTTCCCTCCTGATGCTTTGAGGAGGGCTGCACGGGCAATGCGCAGCGTTTCACACTCGCCAGCGTCGGGGTCGTTGAACATGGGGTGGTCGGTCATATGTGCCACGCAGCGCTGTAGAGCCTCATACAGTTCTGGTGCTGATGCGATCAGACGGGCGTTGGCGGCGTACTCTGCGAGTTCCGCAACGTATCTGTCGTGTTGGTCGGGATAGAACGTCGGAGTAGCCCCGCGTGCGATCAGGCCGCCGTCGTCACGGACGTATATGTCGGTTGGTGAGTTGCTGATTACTCGCCAAGGCCCAGGAGTAAACTTCTCCCCACACCCTTCACCCTGTTCCATTGTGTCTGTCATGGGGTGGGCTCCTGCTTGCGGGCAGAGAGCATGGCGTCTGCAAACTCGAAGGCTTTGTCGGCCAACTCATCGATATGGCCCCAAGAGCCTGCTGACTGCGGGTGCGCGTGCTCGCTGATCAATCCGATAAGTGCCTTCGCTGCGAAATAGTCGCGGAGGGTCGCGCCAAGAGTTAGCGTAGCCGGGCTGCCATCCGCATTTAGTTCCTGAACAGGAAACGCCGGTCCACCATCATCTTTCGTATCTGTGGTCATGGGGATCACTCCGCTGCTTTGGTCGGGCGCCTATGCGCCAGAATGATTTTCGTCATCGCTGCAACGTCTCGTGGTGCGCTGTAGAGCGCAGCTGCCAGCTCGTATGGGTCGTCAATTCCGTTATCCTGGAACCACTGGTGCTCCCGGCTAGATGGCACGCGCTCAACGCCAAGGATGTGGGCTTCGTAACTCAATGGCAGGCCCCACTTGTCCGTGGCCCGCATGTTTACGCCGCGTTCCTTCGACGCCAGCCCGCCCTTTAAGTGGTGGATTTGCCCGGCTGGCATTTTCAGAGTGGCGACACATGGGCACTGGCGAAGCAGGGCTGCGTACTTTTCGTCATTGCCCGCCCGGCGCTTCTGTGCGGATGCGTGCTTCTTGCTGCGCTCAGACTTCGATGGTCGGAAATTTCCGTACAGGTGGATTCCGCGGAGGTCGGTCATACCTTCATCGCCCTGAAATTGGCCTGCTCCGACCGCCAGCTCTCGATCTTGAGCGCCGCGGCCTCACGCAGTGCCCGCAGCTTCTCGTATTCACCGGCAGCTATCGCATCGCGCTCGATTGCTTTCTTGTATTCGTCCGACGCGTATGCTTCCCGCTCCTGGGCACTGACGGGAAGCTCGCTGTGCATTTTCATCGCTAGCGCCTTGGTGTGCTTCACCATGTGGCCAGCTCTGACGCTTTCCGCTTTTGCGTCTCCAATTGTCTTGGCGTTGTCCCGCAGCCAATCCAGTGCCTTCTCAAGCTCAGCGTCTGAAATGAGACGGGGAGACTGTTGCGGCTGGCCTGCCTCTAGGGCGCGTTTGCTTATGGTGCTCATGCCGTGCCACCGTCGCTATGTGTGGCAGCTATGCGCTCTTTGGGACCGCCGCGCGTTGGCTTCGACGGCTTTGGGGCTGGCACCTCTCCGCTCGCTATCTTGGCCCGAATGCTCTTGACGTGATCCTGAAACGCAACCTTCACGGCCTCAAAGTCGTCGGCCTCCAAATCCTGTAGGCGCTTGTGGACCGCTGCCTTCCATTTGACGGCTTCGGCTTCGGTGGGGTTCTCCAGAAGCTCGCGCTTGAGAGAGTCAACCTCGCTCTCTACTTCCATGGCGCGGGGCATAGCCGCCATGCCATCGTCGTCCTCGCCCTCATCGCCGGTCACAAGGCCCGTTGCCCCAAGCACCGTAAGGCGTCGCCCATAGGTGAAGGCGCTTGCCAGCCCATGCGGATTGACCTGCGAGATTGGCATTGGCAGCGTGCACTCAACGCTTTCGCCGGTCTCGCGGTCTATCAGGTAGCAAGTCACCGGCAGCCAGTACGTCTTATCCATCGTGAAGACGTGACCCGCATTCCAGCGCAGCATCACGCCTTCAGAGCGCAGACGTGGAATGAGTATTGCGGCGATGCGATCAAGACTTGTGTAGTTGCCGCGTTGGCCCGGCTTGTCCTTCTCCAGCTTGTTGTTCTTGAGAACAGGCTGGATTTGCGCTAGGGCCGCGTCAATCTTTCCGTTCAGGTTAGATGTTCCAACGACAGCCGCGTGCTTTCGCTCCGCCCGCTCGGCTCGCTCCAGGCGCCCAGCCATGAGCGCTCGTTCTGACGTCGGCGCGTCCGAAACTTCACCCGTTACTGGATCAAAGCCGTCCATTGTCATCCCCTAAGCCAGCAAAAACCAAACCGCCGCAGCGGCAAGTAGCGACCCGACAACAACGCCCGCGATGATCTCTGCGGTATGCATGTCGCTCGTGTAGTCGGTGGAAATCCGGTCCTCTTCGGCGAGGTCAAACGGAATTCCATCATCCTCGATCATCGCGTCACCTCTGAGTTGAGACGCGGCACAACGGGGAACCGCAGGACGTTCGGCGGCAAAGTGGATTGAACCACTCGCGCAATCTCTGCGTCCTTCGTCATCGCCTTGTGTCTGGCGCTGATGACGTGCTCCCGGTCCCACTCCGTTTCCTCTCGGTCGCGTGACGGATGCCGAAACTCTGATAGGAGCTTGCGGCGCTCTATCTCTTCGGGTGAGAGCTTGAGTTGCGGGAGGTGGATTGCGTCCAGGACGTTGTTGGCGAGTTTCGCGAGCGTTCCGACTGCATCAGGGTTCGCTAGTTCCAACGTCTCGTGGACGAAGAATGCGAGGTCGGCCGCTGCTTGACACTGAGCGTTCATCGGTTTCTCACGATCTTCTTGCGCGTCCAAACGCAAGCGTAGATGAATTCAACGGCCACAATGGCCATGAGGATGGTTGATGCGTCGGGGGTGTAGTCGATGGGGAGGGAGATCATGCCGCCCTCCGTGCCATCGCTGCATTGAGGTCCGCCAACTCGCGCTTGTAGACTGCGAGCATGTGCCGGTGGCGTCCGGGTAGATAATTCCAGCTTCCCGTGCGGCGCCGACGATCTTCGACCAGCAATGCTTGGCCCAACCGCTCCACAACACGCTTGCGGCCCGCAACGTCAGTCGCCTCAAGCTCGTCCAACCACATCGGCATGCAGAGCGTGATTGCCCGCCGACGCTCGGTGTTAGAGATGAAGGGACGCAACGGCTGGATCAGATCGCGGCTACGGCATTCCGCAGCGTGCGCGTCCATGAGCTGCTGCCACTTCGGGCGGCTGTCGATCTGGGTCAGTGCAGCCTGCATTGCAGTCTCCGTTCCGCCTTTTCGGCCATCACCTGAACGCGGAAGGCGTAACCGTCCTTCCATTCCGGGGTCTCGTGATGGTCTATGGGTTCGTTCCTCAGGGCAGCGAAATAGCCCCTCAGGAATTGTTGAGTTTGCTCGTGTGTTAGTCCGTCCATCGTCATTCTCCGTGCGCTGAATGGTTGCGAAGAAAGACGCCGTGCCCTGTTGTTCGTTTCTCTGCCGAGCGGGCCATCAGGTTTGGCTAGTGGCGACCCGCTCGGCGCTCGTTTATGTGCGTAAAACTACTTTACGTTGCCACGCCCGTCAACAGGAAAATGCAAATATTTTTTACGGGCTTATGCAACGGGGATCATCCTGGATCAGAGCCGCGACGGCCTAATCGTTGAGAATCGCACGGGGCGTGAATGTGTTTTATGTCTGTGGACAGAGCACGACCGTGACTTGCGTCAGGTTCGCGCGATGCGCACCCTATTTGGTATATTAGGGTGGAGGATTAGATGAAGCGCATACTGTCTATGACTGTTGCCGCATCAGACCGGGCCATCTCCGCGCTAGGTCATCAAGCGCATCGCGGCGGGTCGCCCAGCCTGAGGTGGGCCACCATCCGCCCTCAGTTGTCATCGAGCAGGAAACGATGCCGAGTAGCCAGGGGCTAGCTCGCGTCCTCTTTGGTTTGGGCTAGTAATCTAATCTTTCGATACAGCCTGACTGAGGTGCCCTTGCGGTGATTGTCATTCACCGCCCCGAACACAGCTTGTAGATACCTCATGCTGCGGATTTTCCATCTGTGTCCATATGGGTAGGGCGGCGCCGCTTACCCAATGGCAGAAGGTCATTCGGCTCAATATCCAAAAGCTGGCATATCCGCGTGAGCTGGGGCAGGTCGGGAAGAGATTGCCCGCGCTCCCAATAGCGATATGTGGGTGGTTCGACGCCCATGGCATCGGCAAAGTCGGCCATCGTCTTATAGCCAGCCGCTTCGCGAGCGCTGCGTAGCCGCTCCGCAAAAGCCTTTTTCACCTTGGTCTCAAACCTTTCCATGAGGGCGAGTCTTCACACAACTCGCCATGCCGCGCACGTAAAACGATTTTTCCAGATTACACCTGTTGACATATACGCCTCCTATCACGTAAAGTCAATTTACGTAGCACGCCACCGTGGCGCGAGTGCGACGTACACTTTCCCATTGCCGATGGAACGGCCCGTAAGGGCATCGGCGGGGGTAGCCGAGACCGGGGGGTGGTTTGTGAGGGCAGCCACTCCCCGGTCGTTAGTTCCGAGTAGCCAGCGCTAGAGCTGGCCCCTGGCGAGACAGCGGCCACGAACCGCGTGCGCACGGTGGTCTCACCCATGATGCGCGAGGTTGAGGACCCAGGGGCCTGCTGTGGCGTTGAGGACAGTAGCGCGAAGTCGATTGGATACCTGCACTCCAAACCATCGTCCTGAAAGCTGGCAGGGTTGGGACGGAGCCGGTTAGCCAGATAGGCACCGGAGCAGGCAGCAAGGTCTGGCCAGGCCACTCTGATCGGCTTCGCGGTGCTGTTCCCTAGAGCAGTACCAGCCCACCTTGGGCGTTCCTCCCTAGACTTAGGCCGGGTCTCGTTCTGATCACCGGCCGCTTTTCTCCGTAGCGTTTGAGTGCCGGTCATTTTGCCGGGTGCAGGAAGCCCTTGCCGCGAGGCATCGGCACGGTGATGAGCCGTCCCCATCCTGCATCTCGCAAAGTGACTGTTCCCACCATCGTCGGAAGGTCCATCGGTCAGCGGGCGGATCGAACTGACGAAAGCGCAGATGCGGTTGGCGATGGTGGCCCTGAGGGGATTTTTGCATGCCGTGAAATCCGCGCATCGCCCGTACTAATTCAGAGGATCAAATGAGCCAACTCGCGCAAGCCATCGACGACGCAATCACCAAGCTCCGCAGATATGAAATGCAGGGGTGGCACCAGAGCACGGTTCTCTTCTGGTGGGGCGAAGGCGTCGAGATTGAAACCATCATGAATGCGGGAGCAGAGCAGCATGGATAGAAACCCTGCGTTTGCAGCCGTCCTTTCAGGGCTTGTCCTCGGAGCTGCCTGTTGCCTCGTGATCGCAACCGTCATTGTGCTGCGGGCCTGATGTCCAACCGAATGAACTGGTCGTCGGCTCGCAAATACGGCGGGTCTGAGCAGTGCAGGCCGAACGGCTTGCGATCAGCATTCGTGTTCAAGCGCCGACCAACCAAGACAGAGAAAACGGTTCGTGATGCGCAGACAGCGAGCCTTGCTAGGCGGGACAAGCCGATCACGTTGCCGACGCTGAAGTTTATGGACGAACACGACGACTAAAAACGAGGAACCCCGAAGGAGCTGGCGGGCTCGATCAGGGTTCGACTGTTTCTATGATCTTGGCGGATCAACTTCAGGAAATGGCGACCTTGGCGGGTCGCTTGTGGGCTTGAGTTTTGCCCTACGCAGCACATGCGAATTGTATGCGCCGATTTGCTGCGAAGGTCAAGACGCACGCCCCGAATAGATAGGGGTTTGCATGTCTAATCGACCTCGATTGCGCGACATCATCAGCGCAGCGTGCATTGTCGTCGGCGTCGAAGAGAAATACATTCTCGCGCCCATACGTCAGGGCCGCTACATGCGCGCCCGGCACCTGATTTCCTACGTTGCCGTCAAGAACGGTTACGCGGTCCTCACGGTCGCTAACACGCTAGGTAGGGATCATTCCTGCGTCCGCTGCTCCATAGAGCGCATCACAGCCGAGATCGCAGACGGCAATCAGCAGACCATCGACAGCATCAACTACATCGAGCGCAGAGCGGGACGTCTCACCGATAAGTTCTTCGGTGAGATGCGCTCCATTGCGCCGTCTATTGGGATGGGGAGGGCGCGGGCTTGAAGCGTTCCTCCGCTCCAGATTTCACCATCAACGGCATCACATGGCAATGCTGGGCAGTCGGCTCCGGTGACTACGAATGGCGTTCCACATGCGGGCGATACGCCACCGTCCAAGATGGCTTGCAATGGCGCGCCAAGCGCGGTGATCGCGTTGGGCAGATCGTCTACCGCTCACTCAAGCAAGCAATGCTTGCGGCGCTCCTGGACCAACGGAGGGCCGCATGAATCCTACACGCCCCCGCCTAGCCGACATCATCAAGGCCACGAGCGAATGCAGCGGCATTCCGCTGGAAAAGTTCTGCGGACGTTACGGGCCGCGGGCTGAGACAGAGGCCCGTTGGTGTGCCGCCTGGGTCAGCAAGTTGCACGGCTACAGCATCCTGCAAATCGCAAACAAGCTTGGCCAGCACTACACCCCGGTCCTGTACGGCATTGGGCGCATAGATGCCGTGATTGCATCCGGTGACAGGGCAATCATTGCGGACCTCGAAACAATCGACATGAGGGCGAAGGAATTGACGCGGGCTTTTCGCGGTGGGTTTCGGAGGAATGCCGCGTGAGTTGGAAGCACTTTCAGTGGGCATTAAAGCAGCGGACGGGATGCGACCGCGCCAATCATGTGCTGATCAGATTGGCGTACATGGCCAACCGTAATGGGGCCGTCGTGGTCTCAATTTCTGATCTGTCCCACATGCTCGACATGCCGGAACGAACGTTGAAGCGGGCCACCGCCAAGCTGGCGAAAGACAAGCTCATAGAGCGTGAACGGAAGGTCAATTCAAGGGGGCATCGGGTGACGACAAAATACGTTCTCCTATGGGCCAATGTGGCCTGTAGGCGCAGAAAGCCTAGGGGCCAAAACGTATGTCTAGGCCTAGAGGCCAATGTGGCCCCTCCACTTACTTCTAAGGTTTATTCTACCAGGGAGTTAGACACCTTTATTGAGACCTATCCTCTAGGTGATACGTCAAAGGTAGTAGGGGGCGGGGGGTCGGCTTCAGTTGGGCACTGCACGCCCGGAGGTCGCCCGCAATGACCTCGCAAACCCCATCCAACTCAGACGCTTGCGAGTCGCTGCTCACGTTTTGTGAGAACGCCGCTAGGGAACACGCTGAGGCCGCTCGCGAAGATTTCGGCTACATGGGTAGCGGCTTGCCGTCAAAAAGCCGCCAAACGCCAAATTTGGGGCGGCAATCGCCTATCCAGCCAGCCATCGTCGGCTTGAGGCCGCTGCGCCCACACCAACTCACTGCCATGGATGCCTTACGCAGCGCTCTCCGCTCGGGAGCACGTCGGCCGGTTTTGCAAGCCGTGTGCGGGTTCGGAAAAACGGTACTCTCAGCGCACATCGTTGCTGGTGCTCGCGCCAAGGGAAACCGGGTGGTGTTCTGCGTGCCGACGATTGGCCTCGTTGACCAGACGTTCGCACGCTTTCTCGAAAACGGCATAGACGCCTCAGACATGGGCGTTATCCAGGCAGACCATGCTTGGCGCCGTCCACACGCGCCCGTCCAGATCGCAACGGCGCAGACGCTCGCACGGCGCAAGTTCCCGGTCTGTGATGTGGTTGTAGTCGATGAGTGTCACGTTCAGCACGCGGTCTATGACCGTTGGATGCAGCAATCGTCAGCGCTGTTCATAGGCCTCAGTGCAACCCCGTGGGCTAAGGGCATGGGCAAGCGCTGGGATGCTCTGATCAAAACCACGTCAATGGCGAAGCTGATCGACATGGGGTTCCTGTCGCCGTTTCGTGTGTTCGCGCCATCTCACCCCGACCTGGACGGGGTGGCCACGGTGGCGGGTGATTTCCACGAGGGCCAGCTTGCAGAGCGGATGAACAAGCCGAAGCTGGTTGCTGACATCGTGAGCACGTGGCTTGAGCGCGGAGAGGATCGCCCGACGCTTTGTTTCGCAACAGGCCGCGATCATGCGCGGGCATTGCACGACCGCTTCGCAGAGTTCGGAGTTCCTGTCGCCTACGTTGATGCAAACACCCCACGCGAGGAACGTGAAGAGATCGGACGCAAACTCAACTCCGGTGAAATCAAGGTCGTGTGCAACATCGGGTGTCTCACGACTGGAATTGATTGGGATGTGCGATGCTTGATCCTCGCGCGCCCAACGAAGTCGCCAAGCTTATTCGTTCAGATCGTCGGGCGCGCACTGCGTACCGCACCAGGCAAGTCGGATGCGCTGATTCTGGACCACTCAGACACCCACGACCGTCTTGGGTTCGTGACTGACATTGACTTCGATGAGCTAGACGATGGCACCAAGAAGCAAGCGAAGACGCAGAAGCGCGACAAGTCTGCTCCGATGCCAAAGTGTTGCGGCACGTGTTCTGCGCTGATGCCTGTTGGTGAGCGCGCGTGCCTTGAGTGCGGAACGCCACTGCCTAAGCGCATCGACGTGCACACCATCGAGGGCGAGCTAACGGAATTTGGAGGCAAGAGACGCAAAGGAAAGCGACCGAAGCACGAGGCGCTGGCGCAGATTCCGAAGGCGGATTTGTACGCGCAAATTCTCAGTGTCGCGAAGTCAACTGGACATGCCGCAAATCTCTATCGAGATGCCACTGGCGTCTGGCCACGAGGGGTGAGCAACGTTGGGCCAATAGAGCCCTCGTTTGCCGTTCGCCAATTCGTCAAGCATCGCAACATCGCATTCGCTAAAGCTCGCAAGCATACGGAGGCTGCACATGGCGCAGCGTAACATTGAAATAAGCGCTCTACATGAATGGCTAATTTATGATCCAACAAGCGGAATTCTCACGTGGAGAAAGCGCGGCATTCCTAAGTGGGACGCGAAGTGGGCGGGGCGTATTGCTGGGTCTTTGCATAGCACAGGTCATTGGCGTGTAACGGTGGCCTACAGGCGCTACTATGCCCACAGGATTGCATGGGCGATGACTCATGGGAAGTGGCCAGAACAGCAAGTTGACCACAGGGACGGGGATAGACTCAACAACAGGATTTGTAATCTGCGCTTAGCAACGAATGGAGAAAACCAGCAAAACGTCGCGATCAAAAAGAGCAATAAGTCCGGCTTTGTGGGTGTTGTGTGGTTTAAGCCAAAACAGAGGTGGCGGGCGGAGATACGCGCAAACAATCGTGCGTACCATCTTGGGTATTTTGACGATCCTGAATCTGCGCATGCTGCATATGTTCAAGCAAAGAAACGCCTTCATGCGTTTAATCCGTCTATTCGCGGCGGGGGAGTGCGGCTCTAATGCGGGACGATATCCATGATGCTGCGCGGGGGCGTTGGCGCAACATTTTGCTTGAGGCTGGAGTTCCAGCGACAGCCCTAAATGGAAAACACGGGCCATGCCCAATGTGTGGAGGGAAAGATCGCTACAGGTGGACGAACCGAACCGGCTCCGGTTCCTACTTCTGCAACACGTGCGGCCCAGGCACTGGCGTTGATCTCGTGATGAAAGTCAAAGGTGTATCGTTCCGAGAGGCGCGCACGTGGATTCTCCAGCAGATTGGAACGTCCCCAGTCGAGGCCCCGCGCGCGCCCCGGAACAACGAACGCGGGATGGAGCGGATACAGTCGCTCTGGAGCGCGTCGCGGCGGCTCAGTGGTGACGACGTGGCATCGCAATACCTTCGCTCCCGTGGCCTGCAAATCGAGGACTACCCAACGCAGCTCAGGTTCAACCATCGTGCGGCGTACCGGCACGACGACGGGCGCATTACGCACCACCCCGCATTGGTGGCGAAGATGGTCAGCCCCGACACGAAGTCCTGGACGCTGCACCACACGTTCCTGGATGAGCATGGCAACAAGGCCAATGTGCCGAAGCCTAGAAAGCTCGCTCCTGTAGCCATACCAATCGGTGGCGCGGTGAGGCTGTCAAGATCAGCGGAAACGATGGGGATTGCCGAGGGCATCGAGACTGCGTTGAGCGCAGCGCAGTTGTTTGATGTTCCGGTTTGGGCGGCGCTAAGTGCGGGCGCGATGGTGAAGTGGGAGCCGCCCGTGACGGCTAAGAACATCCTCATATTTGGCGACGCAGACGCGGGGTACGCCGGTCAAGCCGCCGCCTACACGCTCGCGCACAAGCTCGCCGGGAAAGGGCTCCAGGTGGATGTTCGGTTGCCGCCTGATGTCGGTTCCGATTGGAACGATGTTGTCATGGCGGACCTGCGTTGATGGATAACTGGATTTCTCTAGGGGACGCACTCGTTACCGCGTTGGAACGCATCGCACGCGAAATGGAGGCCACACGCAAATGATCGGATCACGCGGACGGACCGAACGAAACCAAGGTGCTTCGCCAATTTCCGAGGCACAGAAACGGAAAATCATCTCGCTCGCAAAGGCAGGACTACGCGACCGAGAAATAGCCGATGAGACCGGAGCAACTGAGGGACAGGTTACAGCCTGCCGCCAGAAGTGCGGCGTGAGCGGGGAGCATAACAAGGCGGCAGGGCGAGGCGCTGGGGTACACGATCAATCTCTGAGACCCAGGCACGTGAAGGGCCAGGAGTGGGAGTCCCCCGAGTATTTCACCAGCCAGAACGATGCATTCGCCCGCGCGATGGAACTGGAGCAGTGGCGGCAGGAACGCGAAGGGCGGGCGAAAAACGGTCAGTCCGCAAATCAGTTGTTTTCGGATTGTCAATCACGTGATGCGGGACAAATGGCGGGTTTGTTTAGACCGGGTGTGAAAAAGCTGGCATAATGCGAACAAATCAAAGCGAAATTCTGTGCCTACACGAGTTGCTGAATCAGCCCGACGAGGGCTGGCGACCGCACCCGGAATGTGCGCCGGGGAATTGCCCCGATCAGAAATGGGCGGTCGAAATGCTCAAGGATATGCCAGAGGCATCATGACTCCAGCGCAAGCATACGAAACCTACGGCAGCAAGGCTGCGGCGGCTCGCGCGCTCAACATGCCCGTGAGCACGTTCAAGGATCATCTAAGGCGGTCAAAGCCATCCGCCGCAAAATCGGCGCGCACGGTTATTGAGTTTCCGTCGCTACCTGACCCGCGCATGCCGGTGGACAAGCTGATTGCGCTCAGCGTTGAACGGTACAATCGCAAGCGCGAGTACCGTGAGGCGGCAACGTGGCAGAAGATCAAGATCAACGAAACCAAGCCATACGGCATCGCCATGATTGGCGACCCGCACCTTGATGCCGATGGGTGTTGCTGGCCCGCGCTTCTCGATGACATCGCCCTGCTGAAGGAAACGCAGGGCCTGTATGCAATCAACATAGGCGACACCACCAACAATTGGGTTGGGCGCCTTGCGCGGCTGTTTGGGGAACAAGAGGCGTCGCAGACCACGGCGCGTCAGTACGCTGAGTGGTTTCTTACAAAGGCTGGCATCAAGTGGGCTGGCGTTATCATAGGAAACCACGATGCATGGAACGAGGGCGGGGAAATACTACGCCGCATGTGCGCGAGTTCGCCCGTGGAAATTCCGGTTCACGACTGGGTAGCGAAGATCGACTTTGTGACGCCAAACGGCGCGGTGTTCCGGGGCAGCTTCGCTCATGACTTCAAGGGGCGTTCCATCTACAGCACCACGCATGGCCCCTTGCGTGAGGCGATTTGGAACCCAGACGGCGCACACCTTCTGGCGGCCGGACACATCCACTACGGCGGGATGCAGACCATTGAGATTCCAGGCGGTCGCGTAGTCAATCTATGCCGCGTGCGAGGCTATAAAGACGAGGATCATTTTGCACTAGTCAACGGCTTCCACGAGGGCCAGCGCTTCCGCTCAGCGGTTGCAATCATCGACCCCAACGCACCCGAGCACGAGCGGTGCATGCTGTTCCCCTCGATAAAACAGGGCGCCGCCGTCCTCCGCGCCATGCGCAGCCAAGAGCTTCCCCGCAAGCCGAACCGGAGGAAGGCGGCATGATTATGTTCAGCCCCACGCCAGATCGAGATGACGGCTGTGACCAAGCCGATGACTTATATGCTGGTCGATTGTACTACGGGATTAGTGAGGTTGCGTCACGTCTTGGTGTCGAACATTCACTCCTGCGCCTGTGGGAAAAGCGCTTCAAGTGCGTGACTCCGCTGATGCTTGGAAAAAGGCGGTACTACCGCTTGGAGGACGTCGTCCTGCTGCAAGGAATTTGCCGGCTGTTGTTCGATGAGCTTGTGTCGATTGAGGGGTTGCAAAGATTCTGCGCGAACAAGGTGAGCTGGCGGTGCGGCAGTTCGGACGTTCGCAGAAGAACTGTATTCGCTTAGGGGGTAGGCGGAGGAAGCGCGACGCCGAGAGTGTGCGTGTTCAGTGCAGAACGAGACGGAGGCGCGTAACATGACCGAACCCGTTAAAAATCAGCGCGAAACTCAACACGTCTCACCGACGTGTACGCGTGATGAACACATCCCCCCAATTCCAGGAACCATGTGGCCATGAAACGCTCCACGAAGGCCAACGGCGAGGCACTGAAGTTCGATGCCGAGAAGGTGCGTCTGGAGTTGTTCCATTTCGGCGCCCTTGAAGAAATCGGAAAGGTGCTGACGTTCGGTGCGCAGAAGTACGGAGCGGACAACTGGCGGCAGGGTATGAGCTGGCGACGGCTGATTGGGGCGGCCATGAGGCACCTGTACGCGTTCGCGCGCGGGCAAGACCGTGACCCAGAGACGGGTCTTGCGCATCTAGCTCATTGCGGGTGCTGCGTCGTGTTCCTCTTGGGATACCAGCTTGAGAAGCTAGGTACGGACGACAGGGCGATAGAGCAATGACGCAGCGCTCAGAGCAAATTGGTCAACCCGTAGAGTGCAGGAAGTTGGGGAATGTGTCGTGACCGATTCAACAGGCGAGCGGCTTTACGAGTTCAAATTTTGGACAGGTGAGCGCTTCCAACAATGGGGCTGGTCTCCTCGCGACGCTCTCTATCGGCTGGGTCTCAGCGCGTACAATCCAGTGGCGTATCGGTGTGTTGACATTACTCCGACGAGAGTTGGACCGGAACACAAAGGCGCCGACAATGGCAACCACGAATAAGATTTTAGTAGGGCTGGAAAGCGCCGAAGACTACGCGAAGACGCAGAGCATTATTCATGACTGGATTAGAGACGACCTTTCGATTTCGGCCAAGATGGCCATTCATCCAAGGGACGTCGCAAAGCTGGTTGATCGCTTGACCGGATCACGGACAACCAACGTTGAGGTCGCAGATGGCAGCCGCACCTAAGACACCCCGCAAGCCCCGTGAACTTTCTCAATCCGAGAAAGACAGAAAGCTCCGCGAGCACATCGCATTGGAGTACGCAATCCGGGACGCAGCGAACACGGACGAGCACGTTAAGTTCCTGGACGCAATTTTCAAATGGGTACGCGCTGGGACCATTCCAGGGACGAAGCCAGACTTTGAGGTGCATGAGGGAGGGAAGGGGAAGTGAGCCATCAGATTGCAGTCCTAGACGGGGTCCGCCAGCATAGCGTTGATTACACCGGGGATGTTCTGCCCGTCACCTTATGGCGTGACGCTAAGAGCGGAAGGTTAGTGGTCCGCGCCATGAACGAGGGCGGGTGCAATTACACAGAGGTAGACGCCGAGGATTTGCTGGTGTGGCTATCTCGCGAGATGCCGAAATTCTCCGATGGGGTTCTGTCGTGACAGGGCGTGAAGCTGGATGTTGTCGAGGGAGGCAAGCTCAAATGAAAACAGCATCAGACACTCTCACCCTAATAGGCGGTGTTCTTCTCGCTGCGTTCATCATTGTGCTCGCGGGTGTGGCGACGTTCTTCGGTCGGTATGGTGGGCATGTTGTTGCGTCGTTTGTCGCTCTGATCTTGGCTAGATGCAGCGGGATAATCTAATGCGCTACTACCTGACCATCGCACTCTTCGCTGTCTGGTTCTCTGCATCAACGCACGCAGAAGACTGGTCCCTAAGCACATGGCATGCAGGACCACGCTCAAGTGTTGCATATGAATCGTCAAGCGTGGCTCGTGATAACCGGATGCGTAGGGCAACTATCCGGAAATCCCGGATGGTTCGGCACAGGCGAGTGGAGCACCGCCAAGAGCCAGAGGTGAGGCTGTACCGAGCCGATGATAAGCCGAGACGGCATGTGCAGTGCTTGGACCGCGTGACCGTCGTTGGCTCACAGTGGGCGACAGAGGCTGGTGCGGAGGAAAGCGCACAGAAGAGTTGGATGGAGTCAACGCGCTGGGCGCACGGCGAGAGCGCGATGGACCTCGCGAATGCTCAGGGCTACGCCAAGCGGTGTTCTCGGTCCTCAATTGGGGAAGTCGTAGGGCAAACGTTTCATAGGTGCGAAGTGTCGGCGCGTCCGTGTCGGCCGGTGATGGAACGAGGTGAGGCGAAGTGAGCGAGACCCGCATGCTTTCAGAGCCAGAGGTGCGTGCCTACGCCACCGGACTTGAGCGAGGCCGCGCATCAGAGCGGGAGCAGATCATTGCCTTGGTCCAGGGCTTGGAAATGCAGGACTTGCTCTTGGAAATGGGCGAGATGACGGCGCAGGAGCGCAGAACGTGTCGGGCGCTGATACAGCTTATCGTGTTGAGGATTAGGAACCGACGTGCGCCATGACCACCATCCTTCACCGCCACACCTTTGAAGGTGAAGACCCTCTATGGCACCCATCCACATGGCGGATCATCGTTCTAGAGACGGGGCAGTCCGCAAAGGCTGGAGTAATGGGCGGGACGAAAGAACGGCGTGAAGCGTGGTTGGATGAGTGGGAAGGTAGGGTGCTTGCGTCGGCGGAAACAGAGGAAGCAAATGGCTGAGCCGGATTTTTACGAGCATGTAGGGACCAAGCAATCCACGGAGCGGGCGAGCCGTCCTGTTAGCGTGGCGGGATGTGCGCCGGAGCCGCAGCCCCGGGAAACGTTGAGCCGCGAGGCTATGGCTGGTCTCAAGCGGTGGGCCGCATCACACGACATGTTCTGGGGCGCCACGCAGACACACGACGAGCTACCTGCTGGCCTCTATCGTGCCGCGCACGACATCAACAAGGGCGTTGTGCTCGTTCGCCAGCGTGTCGAGACGGACAGCCTGATTGAGCTTCCAGACGACGCGAGCGCATCGATCATCTCTGAGTTTCAGGACTTCTGGAATCTCGGAGACGAATTCCGCAAGCGGGGATTTCTTCACAAGCGCGGCTTTCTCCTGTGGGGACCACCGGGAAGCGGCAAAACCTCAACCGTGCACGTCCTGGTCAAGCGCCTTATCAGCGACCTCTCAGGCGTCGTGCTTTTCGTAGATGAGCCGGGGCTAGCTGCTGGTGCGCTTCAGATGCTTCGCACCATTGAGCCCAAGCGCCCGCTAATCGCGATCATCGAGGACTTGGACGCGCTGACGGTGCGTTACGGAGAGCATGAGTTCCTGGCTCTACTCGATGGCGAGGCCCAGGTTGACAACGTAGTGTTTGTCGCATCGACGAACTACCCGGAACGGCTCGATCCGCGGTTTGTGGACCGCCCGTCACGCTTCGACACCGTGCGGTACATCGGCATGCCGAGTGCAGCCGCACGCAAGGCGTACCTGAAGGCAAAGGAGCCGAGCCTTACAGACGGAGAAATGGAGCGCTGGGTTACGGCAACAGAAGGGTTCAGCGTTGCTCATCTCAAGGAGTTGATTATCGCCGTCAGGTGCTTGGGGCAGGAATTCAAGGATGCAATCGCCCGCCTAGAAAAGATGCACGAGCGGCGGCCGACAAGCGATGACACGCCGGATAAGTCGCAGGTTGGGTTCATGTCACGCGCCGGAGCGCGGGCGGCTTGAGTCCCATCAAGTGAACCATGAGGTAATCGGAGAATCTAGAATGCCGGACAATCCAGGCAAGAACGCCACGATCACGGTTGTGTCGATGACGGTGCATGGCGAATGCACCAAGATCGTTTCAACCAATCACGTTGAACTAAGAGCGGCGCCGCGTGACGAGGCACCGACCCTCTTTATTGGGAGCCCAGGTGGTGAGCCGCACTGGACCGGAGTGCACAAGGTCTACTCGGGCGGCACGCTGGTTCACGTGTTTGAATTAGGTGCGATGACCACAGAGAAGCAGGCGGCCATGGATAGGTACCTAGAGCGTAGCTCGGCTGTGCGAAAGCAAATGGCCAAGTGACGCGCTGCACCAAAGTCAAGTAGAATCTGAAGTTGCTCTTGCAAATCACTGACTGGTATGGCAATATTTGCGTCGGTCGGATTGTCAAGCGCTAGTTTTTATTGGCGCCAGTAAAAACCCCGGCCATCCCCGTACAGCGTTCCAAAACGAATGAGGCCCGCGCTCCTGGCAGAGCAACGGGCCTCTATTGAGTCCAACCCCTGATGCAAGCAGGAGCGGCTTCGTGGAACACAAGAGCCTATTCGCGCGCCCCGCGCAAACCCATAATTTTGCATGCAACACGATCAGTGAGTTAGCCCCCGAAAGTTCATCTAATGTCTCAACCGGGAGGGCATCATGATCTCGCATGTGCCCGGCCCATTTGAGCGATTCGTTCGCAGATTGTGCGCCCGCGTAGAGGATTGGATGGACAGTCAGGCGGTGCGGAAGCTGGTAGCCGAGGGCCACGTTGCCCCACCGGCCCCGCTCCCCGTCAGGGCCATCGAGGTTGAGCCAGAACCGGCCCCGGTGCCCCAGGTGGCCCACCCCAGTAAGTCAAAGGCTTTGCGCCGCCCCAACAAGCCAGCGAAGAGGCCAGCACAGAGCGACCGCAAGGTAGTCACCAGCATCGTCAAGGCCATCGCAGAGGGCCGGGCTACTGGGTCACAGCGAGAGATTGCCAGGGCCTACAATGTGGGCCGTACGACCGTACAGCGTGCGCAGAGGATGGCCGAAGAATTGGTCCACTAGAGAAGGGAAGTGCATGGCGGGTCACGTATGGTTCATGTGCCGCACCGAACCACAGCGCGAGCTATCATCAGCCCGCCAGCTCCTACGGCGAGGGATTTATGCCTGCGTACCTCGCCAGATCGTCAAGACGCGCTCAGGCAAGGGTGGTCGAATAGGGGCAACCGTTAGGCACAAGGTCATCGCAGCCAACGGCTACGTGTTCGTCGCCCGCAACCAAGAGAAGCCAGACCTTCACGAGCTGGCATTCTGCCGGGCGATCAAAGCCCCCGTTACGTTCGACGGCATCCCGGTCCAGATCAAGAACCATGAAATGCGCCAATGGTCTGTGCAACTCAGCAGAGAGCCAGAGAAAGCCCCGTCAAAGACGTATGAGAAGGGAACGGAAATCATCGTCAAAGCCGGTGTGTTTGCGGCCCATTCAGGAATTGTCGATTGGGCCAAGGACGGGCTGGTCAAAGTCGAGGTGATGATATTCGGGCGGGCCACTCCGATTACGATTGGGATTGAGGATGTGGAAACGCCCCAGGAGCGTTCGAGTAGAATGGGAGCTAGAGCTAGGTTGAAGGCCAATCCTTCGGACGATATCCCTCGGAATAGGCCTCAACGAGCCGTCGCTGTGCGGGCCTGATTGGGCGCTTGCCAGTTTCCATGTGGTGGACCTGGGATCGAGCGTTTTCTTTCTCATACCCCAGCATCTTCGCCATTTGATCTAGGGTGAGGCCCAGCCTGAGCCGGGCCTCCTTAAGCTGGGTCGGTGTCATAAGCGACCAGCTTTCTTTAGCGCCCTGCGCAGATCGGCCCGAACCGTCTCATCATCCTTCCCAAACAGGTCGGCAACCATTGCGGCGGTTACAGAATGAGGGTCGTCGCATCCGATCCACTCGGTGTCGTCGTTTTCGACCATCCATTCGATGGCGGCCTTGTAGCTAGCGCGCATCCTAGCTCTCCCACTTGAAGGCAAACTCACCGAAGCGCTTGCGGCACTCAGGCCCGAGCATGTGGCAGCCCATGTCGCCGCCATCTGGAACGTAAAGGGCCTCGTCGTCGGGATGAAGTACGTCGGCGCCTCCGTTGATCACGTGCACGGCATACATACGTGACGGGTTGAGCTTTCGCCCGCAGCAAGCGCATGGTTCGTCACTGCATTCTGTGCCCCGGTTCCACACCATCGGCGTCGTGCGCATCGTTTCATCCTTTCAGGTGGGCTCAATGCCCGGTTGAGAGAGGGGAGGGGCCGAAGCCCCCTGGTTAGATTTCCAGCTCTGCCAGAAGTTCGTCGTCGCTCATCAGGATTTCATCGAGGGTGAGCGGCTTGATGCCGAGAAACTTGTATTCGCCTTCAATTTCCTTCTCGCAGGCGGCGATTTCGCGCAGGCGGAAAGCAATCTCGTTTGCCGACTTGCGCGAGGGGCGCGCGGCCTGCGCTGCGGCGAGGCGACCATTCTCATTGCGGAGGCGGGCTTCGAGAGCTTCCAGGTGGCTAAGGTCGGTCATTTCGTCTCTTCCTTTCGGGTGGCCGCATTGGCCGTTGCTGATGATTTGAATATAGGGTGATTTGCCTGCGTTGTCCATCGACAACGCGCCGGCCGACTACTTATTTCTCGCGCCGGCAACTGCCGACCAATGCTGGTGGTAGACCTCCTTGATTTGGCAGGCGCCGGCATACACACCCCTCCCGATTTATCGCCATTGATGTTCATAGCAATGGTGCGTGCGTGGCTAATTGCCGATGCCGGCCGGCGGAAGCGGTTGCTGGCAGTGCGCTTTCCATTCGGCTCCTCAACTATGCCATAAAACACCGTTTCGCCTTTGCGTCCGGTCCAAGCGTAGAAAATGATAATTTCGCTCATTTCCTGCCCTTTCCTCGTCAGACGCCAGCGGCGGAAGCGTAGCCTTCAATCATCTTGTTAGCCTTAAATGCCTCCTCGTTGCCGCGACCGAGTTCCTTGCACATATCGACAAGATACGCGCTCGGGGTAAAGCGGGCGCGCTTGCGCTTGCCGGCCTTAGATGCGCGGAAAGCGGCATATTCGGCGGCGCCAACGCGGGCGAGGTAACTCTGTGCTGCGGCCATCCAATCTTCGGTCTGCATCGTCATTCTCCGTTGTTTGATGTTCTGAATATAGAGGAGTGATTTGAGGTTGTCAACAGACAACGAAACAAATCGCATCAACCAGAAAACGAACATGCCAAAACAAGTCATTGACAAGCAGCAACAAATCACTATTGTAGATCAAATCAGGCGCCAGCGTTCATTTGTCTGCGTCGTGAATTAGCGCGAATATCGCGCATTCTCAGGCACATAGCCGAGAATAAAGCGGTGGAGAGACGGGCGTTTCTGGGTGGGTTTAGCGTCCAGATTTTGCCGCGCCCCGCGAAAAAAAGCCGAGATGGCAGACGCCCGTAATGCGCCCAAAGCATTATAACGGGCATTTTTCGTATCTGAGTCAATTTGACACAGATCGTGTGGCGAAGGACTCGGGAAAGCAACTTTCGCAGGGAGCTTCCCGAGCCTTCGATCTGACCCAATTCGCCTCCCTCGCTTCAACAGCCCCGATCAAACCGCATTGAATGCAAACAGCGGGCGACTGGTTGGCGAGTGATGGCAAACCACCATCGGGTGCCGATGACCTACATCAAGATCACCCGCAACGGCCAAGACATCTGGCTACGGAACATATTCCACAACGCAGACGGGATATTCGTCGGCAAGGTCGATAGCTACGGAGACGAGGAATACCCATTCGGATCACTGGTCACGTTCGTTGAGGATGAAATCAGCGACGCGGCGGTTTCGGATCGAGACCACATGACGGTGCATTGACCCCAATGTGCAGACGCGACGACTACCCAACGGCGGAAGACTATCGGGACGCATTGCGCAGAGAGCGCGAGCACCGAGCCGAAGGGCATGAATTGATCAACTGGCGCTGGCGACTGGACGGACGGCGGTATGAGCTGTCCACGATTGTCGGCGGAGAAAACAAGGTACTCTCGTGAGTGACGAACCAAAGGACGAGGGCGGCAAGCCTAAGAAGCGGGCCAGTGCACCGAAGCAGCCGTTTGCAGAGCTTCCACCGGCCCTGGACATCCGCAAGGTGGGACGTCCGTCCAAGTATGATCCATCGTTCTGCGATCTTGTGCTTGACCTCGCCGCTGACGGTAAAAGCCGAGCGCAGATCGCGGCTTGCCTAGGCGTAAACAGGGACACGCTGAACGAGTGGTCCAAGCAACACGATGAATTTTCCGTCGCCCTTAAAAACGCCTACGACATTGCCTTAGCGTGGTGGGAAGGCGCCGGGCAGATCAACATGATGCGGCAGGGCTTCAACGCCACCGCGTACATCTTCCAGATGAAGAACCGTTTCCGCGAAGATTACCGCGATGTTGTCGCTCAAGAACTGAGCGGTCGAGACGGCGGACCAATCGAGACGAAGGATGTCAGTGCCCGCGAGCTTATCTCAAGCCGCATTGCTGGCCTCGCTTCCAGAGGCGCAGCGAACAGCAATACTCTCAGAACTGAGCGAGCGGCAGGCTGAAGAACTGGCCTTTGACTGGCAGTTCTGGGGCCGCCCCGATCAGCTAGAGCCCCCCGGTGATTGGTCTACGTGGCTAGTGCTTGCGGGCCGTGGCTACGGAAAAACCAGGATAGCGTCCGAGTGGGTGCGCAAGATCGCATGCGGCAAGACTCCGCTAGCCCGTGGTGAGGTTGGCCGCATTGCGGTGATAGCCGAGACGGCGGCTGATGCCCGAGACGTTCTTGTAGAGGGTGAGTCGGGCATCCTGTCTGTTCATCCGAATGATTTTCGCCCGCACTACGAGCCCTCCAAGCGCCGCCTGACATGGCCGAATGGTGCGGTCGCCACGCTCTACAACGCAGTAGAGCCCGACCAGTTACGCGGCCCACAACACGAGGCCGCCGTTTGCGATGAGCTGGCCAAGTGGCGGTACGCAAGAGAGACGTGGGATAATATGCAGTTTGGGCTTCGTCTGGGAACGAACCCGCGCACTGTGATCACGACGACCCCGCGTCCTATACCGCTGCTGAAAGAGATTATCGCTCAACCCGGAACGCACGTCACGAAGGGCTCAACCTTCGACAACGCGGCGAACTTGGCCCCGAAATTCTTGGCTCAGGTCAAGGAGCGTTATGAGGGGACGCGGCTTGGCAGGCAGGAGCTATCGGCCGAAATCCTTGATGATGCGCCCGGCGCGCTCTGGTCACGTGAGAACATCGAGGCGCACCGCAGAAGGCCAGGGGAAGTACCGGACATGCAGCGCGTCGTGGTCGCGGTTGACCCGGCAGCGATGTCAGGCGGTGGCGGCGAGCAGGACCGGGGCGCAAAGACAGGTATCGTTGTCGCGGGTGTCGGTGTTGATGGCCGCGGATATGTGTTTGAAGACGCCTCTTGCGCACTGGGTCCGAACGGATGGGCGCGGCGCGCGGTGGCAGCGTTTGACCTGCACAAGGCCGATTTGATCGTAGGCGAGATAAACCAGGGCGGCGAGATGGTCGAGGCGACCATCAGAACTGTTCGGGACATTGCTCCGTACAAGGCTGTACGCGCTAGCCGAGGCAAGGTCACGAGAGCAGAGCCAATCGCCGCGCTGTACGAGCAAGGCCGCGTGAGTCATGTCGGATCATTCCCAGAGCTTGAAGACCACATGGTGCTGTTTACGCCGCTCGGGATCGAAGGCGACACGACGGCGGACGACGTTGATGCGCTGGTTTGGGCCTTCACCGAGCTATTCCCCCAGGTGGTGCATTGGCAGGCCCCATCTCCAGCAGACATCAAGAAAAAGCGCTCTGACTACACGTCCTCCCGCAATAGCGGCGGCAACGGGATACTCTCAATCTGATGCTCTACGAAGCAGAGATGAACACAGCAAAAGCGCCGGAAGCGGAGCCCGCCGAGGTCAACTACCTCAGCCTGGGCCGCCTGCGCTCGCAGTTCAACGATTACGTTTTCCAAAAGGCAAACGAGGTCGAAGAACAGAAGGAATCGCGCCGCTACTACAACGCGGTGCAGTGGACCAAGGAGCAGATGGATGCCATCAAAGCCCGCGGTCAGCCCGTTACGACAAAGAACGAGTACGCGCGCAAGGTCAATGCAATCATTGGTCTGCTTGAGCGACTGAAGCAAGACCCGAAGGCATTCCCGAACACCCCGAAGCACTCTGATGGTGCCGACGTTGCGACCGAAACTCTTCGGTACGCGATGTCTTCCCAGCATTGGGATTCGATCATGCCGCGGTGCGGTCGGTCGGGCGCCATTGATGGCATCGGCGGAGTCGAATTCGACCTTATCGATGGTGACGAAGGCGACCCAGAAGTTGGCATCGGATTCGTCCAGCCCGATACGTTCTTTTACGACCCACGTTCCTACGAAGATGATTTCTCTGACGCGCTCTATATGGGCACGTCGAAGTGGGTTGATGTTGATGTCCTGAAGGCGATGTTTCCCGACAAGTCCGCGGATATAGACGGCGTTATGTCGTCTGGCTCTGACTTCACGATTGACAGTGATCGCGATGTCGTCTGGACCAACTCCATGCGCAGCACGGTTCGCGCGGTGGACCACTGGTATCGCGTGGGAGACAAGTGGTTATGGTGCTTCCATATCGGCAACGTTGTTCTAGCCGAAGGGGTCAGCCCGTGGGTGGATGAGCGCAATAAGTCTCAGCACAAGTTCGAGATGTACTCGGCATTCGTCGATCACGAGGGCGACCGCTACGGGTTCCTCCGTAATCTGAAGACGCCGCAAGATGAGGTAAACCAGCGCACAAGCCGGTTGCTGCACATCTCCAACTCACGGCGCATCATTTCCAGGAAGGGCGCCGTCAAGGACGTTGAGCGCGCTCGTAGGGAATGGGCACGTGCTGACGGCTGGGTTGAGGTCGAACCAAATGTAACGGTTGGGCAGGACATCTGGGCCGACAACACAACGCAGGACTTCCAGGGCCAGCTCTTGTTGCTCCAGGAAGCCAAGCAAGACCTAGACCGGTTCGGACCCAACGCCGCTCAGTTGGGACAGGCTAGCAGCGGAAGTTCCGGCAAAGCCATTGCGTTGCTTCAACAGGCGGGCTTGGCAGAGCTAGGCCCGTTTATCATTGCATTCCGCTCATGGAAGTTTCGTGTCTATCGCAAGATGTGGAATGCCATACAGCGCCACTGGCAGTCTGAGCGCTGGATTCGCGTTACCGATTCTGAGGGCCTGATGCAGTTCATTCAGTTGAACGGCTTGCAGGTCGATGAGTACGGGCGCCCCGCTCTTGTCAATGCCGTGGGCTCGCTGGATGTGGACATCCAGTTGGATGAGTCCGGCGACGTTGTGACCACGATGGCGGAGGCGCTTGAGACGCTTCAGTCTGCCCTTGCAGCTGGCATGCCGATCCCGCCCGACATTCTTGTCGACCTTCTGCCGATCCGCTCGGACATCAAGAAGAAGCTCCGTGAGCGGATGCAGCAGGCACAGCAGCCGAATCCGATGAAGCAGCAGGCCGAGCGCATCGCGCTTGAGCAGGAGGCTGCAAAGACAGAGAAGACAAAGGCTGAGACGGGTAAGATCAAGGCAGAGACCGGCAAGACGCGGGCCGATACGTTTGGGTCTACGGCCACTGCGGTTGAGAAGCTGAGCCGGTCGCCTATGGCCATGCCTGGCTTGGGAGCAGCATTCGAGCGGCCCAACATCAACCCGCAGCCTGGGTTCCCGTCCGAGCCGATGCCGCAGATGTCTCCAGCGATGCTGAACCCGCATCCGCTCCAGCAATCACTCCCGTTCTGAGAATAGGGACGACCAATGACCGACTACACCAAGAGCCTGATCGTCGTAACCGCGGATGACAAGTCCGTGAGCATCGACGGGCGCAAGCTTGTCGCGATGACGGCGGCCCCGAGCGACGTGCGAGTGATGCGATGGAATCCTGCGGTCAAGGACTGGCCTGGGTTCGTCGAGAACCAGCATGGCGAGGGCCGCGCCTTCAAGGAGTTCGAGCGCATCGCGCCCTATGTTGGGCTGTGGGTTACGGCCGCTGCAATCGACGACGAACAGCAGGCGGCGATTAAGGCTCATGCCGATGCCGAAGCAACACGAGTGGCGGCAGAGGAAGCCGCGCGTCTAGCCGAGTTCAAGGCACAGGTGGCCGCACAGAAAAAGCTCGTTGACGCCGCTAAGCCGATGAATGACGCGCTGAAGCAGCTCGCGGCATCGGACTTCAAGGTGATCAAGGCTGTCGAGGAACTTCTGTCCAAGTCAGGCGAGATCGATGCTGAAACGGTTGCGGAGCGCGAGGCGCTTCGTGTGATTGTCCGCAAGGCCCAGGAGCAGGCTTGATGCGCCGGGTTAAAGCCACGCAGGTCCAGAGCCACCAGCCTCTTTACGTTGACCTTGATGCCTGCCCGCTGATTGTGCGGGGCACGCTGCATGAGAAGATCGATGGCCGCCCGGAGCGCACCTTGGAGTGCACGTGGCTGTATTTCTCTGAGGGGCTGCGCGAGGCGGTGAACGAGACGCCGGAGGAATTGTTCGCTCTGCCAGATGTCAGCGAAAGGGGTGTGTCGGAACCGTTCCCCTCCGGTACGTTTGCTCCCTACGCGCACCAGAGAGGCCGCATTAGGCATACGCCGCGCTACGTTGGCCCGGCCCCGGAGTGCCCCGAAGTCCCGGTTAAGCCCGGCGCGTCCAGGCTGGGGCCGGATGACTATGGATGGGTCAAAGGCTAACGAGTGGGTCTAAATGGCAGATTCTCTGCCAATAACGATTTCGCCCGCGTGAGCGACATCACGCAAGGTCTACCGGCGCCTTAGCCCGGTCATCCGCTGGCACCGCGCGATAGCGATGCAACTCACTGCGCTGGCCCGGCGACAAGGGCAACTGAACCGCCAGCGCCCGGCGATACAGGGCGAATTTCCGCAACGCAGCGATATAGCGAAAGGACGGGTAAGGCTATGGCCGGAACCGAACAGGACGAGTCTGTTTCCGAATCTGACATCTTCGATGCCGCATTTAGCGCGGAACCGACGCCAGTCAAGGAAACATCGGTAAGTGATGCGTCGGGCGATGGCAGCCCGCCCCGTGATGAACACGGCAGGTTTGCCGCGAAGTCACAGGACGAGCCGTCAGAGACGCCACAGGAACCGAAGGCAGAAGCCGAGCCGCAACAGCAGGAGGCCCCTGCGGTCGCAGCACCGGCAGAGCCAGCAAAGGCCGACCCGAAAGAAGATAGGGACGGCTGGATTCCGTCGTGGCGTGCTCGTGAGATCAGTGAGGCGAAGAAAGCTGCCGCAGAGCGTGCGGAACGTGCCGAGGCTGAGGCCAAAGCACACGCCGCGAAGTGGGAGCAGGCACAGCGTGAAAGCGCTGAGCTTAAGCGCCGTCTCGATGAGCTGACAAAGCCCAAGCAAGAACCCGTCAACCTGTTCGAGAATCCAGAGGGCTTTGTTGGCTCTGTGGAGGAACGTTTGGCCCGTGAGCGCGATAGCTTCCAGGGTGAGTTGCGCAAGATACGGTTGGAAAACAACCTCGCCATCTCTGCCATCGTTTACAAGGAAGATTTCCCGCCAGCCTATGAAGCCTTCGTCAAAGCCGTTGAGGGCGGAGACAGGGCGACAGCTACGCGCGTGTTCAACTCCGCCGATCCAGGTGGTTCGATTGTCGCGTGGCATCGCGAGCGCAAGACGCTGGACGAGATTGGGAACGACCCAGCATCCTACGTCCAGAAGAAGTTGGACGAGGCGCTGAACGATCCTGAATTTCTCGCGAAGGCACTTGAGCGCGCGAAGGCTCAAGCCACTGGCCAGCCCGCGGCACAGCCCGGCGCTCCAGCAGCCCGTCCAAACCTGAAAACCCAGCTCCCTCCCTCACTGCGTACGATGCCCGGCGCCGCCGCCGCAAGCGATGGAACCGGCATTCAGCACATGAGCGAGGACGAGCTTTTCAACGCAGCTCTCGGCCGCTGATCCCCGCGCGGGACCGGCCATATCCAGAGAAAGGTAAGGCGCCATGGCTGGCCCTTCGGTTACTCACGCCAATAACGCGGAAATCAAGTTCCGCAAGCAGGTGCTCTTTGACTACCTGCGCAAGAACCGCTTTTCGCCCTACATGGGCAAGGGCGAAAGCGCCATCATCCGTCTGTTCTATGAGAACAAGGATGGCGGCGATCAGGTGAACATCCCCCTCATCAATGTGATGAGTGGCGCCGGTATGGGTTCCGGCTCGCTTGTTGATGCCGAGGAAGAGATGGACTCCTACGGCTTCCGCATGTGGACCGACTGGATTCGCAACGCGGTTGTCTTCAAGAAGAACCAGATTCAGAAGTCGTCGTTTGACCCGCTTGCTCAGGCCCGCCCGGCTCTGACGCAGTGGGGTCAGCGCACGCAGCGCGACGAGATCGTCAAGGCTCTCTTGGCCATTCCATCCGCGGCGGCTCCTGCTGGTCACGGCACGGATGCCGGTCAGCGCGTGAATGGTATTCTCTATTCAGCGGCTTCGGCCGGTGAGAAGAACACCTGGCACACGAACAACGCTGATCGCATCCTGTATGGCGATAGCCCAGCAAACTATGTGTCGGGCAATCACGCCAACTCGCTGGCTGCGGTGACGGCATCGATGACGTTCGACGCCGACATGCTTCGTCTCATGAAGCGTCGTGCTCAGAACACGTCGGGTTCGCAGCCGACCATCACGCCGTACATGGTCGAGGAACCGAACGCCGAATGGTTCCTCGTGGCCTGTGGCTCGCGCGCCTTCCGTGACTTCTCGGGCTCCGATGAAGTCAAGCAGGCCAACCGCGAGGCCCGCGCTCGTGAGCGTGAGGATTGGAAGAAAAACCCGATCTTCCGCAGCGGCGATATCGTGCTCGATGGCTGTATCGTGACCGAAATCCCCGAGATCGACACTATTCTTGGTGGCGACCTTGAAGAGAAGGGTGCGGACTCCTGCGACCTGACGCCGATCTTCCTGCTCGGGCAGAACGCATTGGGCATGCCCTGGGTTCAGAACCCGGCGCCGACCAAGCGTTCGGAGGACGACTACGGCTTCAAGAAGGGCGTTGGCATCGAGATGTCGTATGGCATCGGCAAGCTCGCCAAGGCTCCGATTGGCGGTGGTGGCCTGAAGGACTTTGGCGTTCACACGACGTTCGCCGCTGCCGCTGCTGACGGCGTGGTTGCGGCTTCGGCCTAACGATCAACGGGAGTGGCGGGCAACTGCCACTCCCTATCCCGCTTGAGGGCCCATGGCAGCACAAGAGCGTTTGTTCAAAGCCGACCTCGCTGACATCCGCCTCGATCACCTTTCCCGGTACAGGTGGGCGGCTAATCGTATCAGCGGTAAGCGTGTTATCGATGCCGCATGCGGGTGTGGGTATGGCTCTGCGATGCTCGCTGATGTCGGCTGTGATGTGGTCGGGATAGACGTATCCGATTTAGCTCTCGCATACGCTAAGAAGCACTGGACACGCGAAACTATCGATTGGGTAAAGTGCGATCTGGAATGCCCAGAGCTTCCACAGTCTGACGTGGTCGTTAGCTTCGAGACCATCGAGCACCTGAAGCGCCCCAAGCGGTTTCTGACGGCGGCGCGCGAGGCGGCTCCCAGACTTCTCGCGAGCGTTCCGAACGAAGACGTGTTCCCGTTCGATCCGCGCAAGAACCCATTTCACCAGCGCCACTACACGCTGGCACAGTTCACGAAGCGTCTCAAGGAATGCGGCTGGCGCGTAACCGCATGGTTTGGCCAGGCCGACAAGGTTTCTCCCGTTGTCCCCGAATTGATCGGCAGAACGCTGATCGTCGATGCTGTCAGGGATTAGATGAGCCGCACAATCTACGTTATCTCCAATCGCCGCGGGGCCATGAACGAGCATGCTGTTGCCATGCGCGACGGTCTCCGCAGGCACGGCTATAATCCGATCATAGCGCCCAAAGGCACGGTGCCCGACAAAGGGGAGTTCGTTGTCTGCTGGGGCTGGCGAGAGGGTCAACGGCTGCGCGATCTGGGATGCAATGTCCTTGTCATGGAGCGCGGCTACCTCTCAGATCGGTTCCTCTGGACCTCGTTAGGCTGGAATGGCCTGAACGGGCGCGCGAAGTGGAATGAGCCGGGAGATAACGGCGAGAGGTTCAATGTGCATTTCGGGCACCTGTTGCGCCCGTGGCATCCGAACCCGAGCGGCTATGCGCTGATATGCGGACAGGTTCCGGGCGATGCGGCGTTAGCTGGTCTGGACCTCAATCCATGGTACGAACAGGCCGCTAGGCATTTCGAGAGCCGCGGTGTTGAAGCCCGGTTCCGGCCCCACCCCATGGCGGCCAACAAGGGCCAGCCCTCAGAGTACCTACGCGATATCACGTGTGGCGGTGATCTGCGGGAGGCTCTGTCGGGTGCCGCTGTGGCCGTGACGTGGAACAGCAACACGGGGTGCGATGCGGTCATGGCCGGTGTTCCGGTCATCGCCTGCGATCAGGGCTCTATGAGTTGGCCGGTCGCCGGGCACGGACTGGACGCCGCGGTGATCACGCCAGACCGTTCCGATTGGTGCAGGCGTATGGCGTGGCGTCAGTGGACGATCCGCGAAATCGCATCGGGCAAAGCGTGGGAGTTCGCGCGGACTGCGATGCCGAAGTCCGTTACAGAGAATGCACCGGAGGGCCGCACCGCACTCGTGATCGGCGGCGCCCATTGCGTGCACGAGGACATCAAGGCCGCTGAAGCACTGGGCAAGTTCGACCTCGTGGTTGCCGTCAACGATATTGGCACGGTGTACGGCGGCAAGATCGATGCCTGGTGCTCGATGCACCCACAGAAGCTCCAGCGCTGGGCAAAGATGCGTGAGGATGCCGGGTTTGAGCCCTCGCGCACGCTCTGGACCGCCGAGCACCTGGACGCCGCGCCGAACTTCTCCCGGGTGATTAATCCTGGTGGTGGGTCGGCAGCTCTTGCAACGGAAGTCGCATTGTCTCTTGGGGCACAGAAAGTCGTGCTGGCCGGGTGTCCGCTAGAAAGTTCACCACACTTCTTTGACGACGTTCCGTGGTCTCCGCGGGAGGTTGAGCACTACAGGCGCCCATGGCTGCGGCACAAACGCGACTGGGGCTCCGTGGTGCGCTCGATGAGTGGGTGGACCCGCGAAGTCTACGGTGCACCCGAACAGGCTTGGTTCGATGATGTTCTGGAGGCTGCGGCTTGAGCGTCTTCACTGTTGTGGTCGAGGAACCGGAGCAGTTGGCTGGGTTGGCAGCGGCACGCGATGCCTACAATGCCAACCCCGAACGAGACGAGGACGGAAACCCGATCAGGTACGCGAGCGATGCTGCGTTTGTGCAGCACATCGTTGCCGAGGTCGCTGAGCGGTACGCACAAGGGCAGGCGCAATGAGCACAAAAACACGGCGTGAACTTATCGACCGTGCGGGCGAAGCGCTCGGGGTCTTGGCCGCTGGGCAGAGCTTAGCCAACGAGGACATCGCCCGCATCGACGGTTACATAGACCCGACAGCGGAAGACCTGATTGCGCGCGATGTCTACTACGTCAGCGATACGGAAGAGATTGATGCAAGTATCTTCGACGACTTCGCAATCTGCTGCGCAAACGCCTGCCGCCATGCATTTGGGCTGAGCGGCAACGCTGAGCTTCCGGCCGCTGCGCAGGCCGCAGAGGCCAAGCTGCGCATCAAGAGCGCGAGTGGTCCAACGTATAAGCCTCTGCGGACGGCCTATTTCTAGATGACGGCCATCCCCTTCCCGTTGAGCAGCGCCCCAGGCGAGCGCCCCCAGGAATCCGCGGGGCGTCTGATCAACACGTATGCAGAGCCGCGCGGCGAAGGACTCGGCCCACTCTGGCGGCGCGCTCCCGGTCTGAGCGAGTTTGTGGACACAGGCTCAGAGACATTCCGCGGCGCCATCGTCATGCCCGGTGTGGTCTACGTTGGCTTCAAGGACGCAATCCTTGCCATCGAAGAGGGCGCCACGAGTGACGGAACAGACTGGCTGGTAACGACTCACGGCTCATTTGCTGGTTCTGACAAGCTGTTTCTGGCTCGCAACAACAACTCAACCCCTGACGTCGTGGTCGTCGGAGACATCGGCGTCTCGGTCATTACATCGAGTGGTGTTGAGGAATATCCAGACGCTGATGTCGGCTCCCCTAATGCAGTGGCCTTTCTCGCCGGGTATTTCTTCTTCACCTACGGTGACGGCAAGGTGCGCACGAGCGGCATTAACTCAACGTCGATCAACACGCTCGATCTGGCGACGGCGGAGCAGAACCCGGACGGCCTGCTGCGGCCTGTTCCATATCGTTCGCAGATGATCTTGTGCGGGCCTCGCACAATGGAAGTCTGGACCAACACCGGCAACGCCACTGGTTTCCCGTTCTCGTACTCGTACACGATTGCAGCCGGATTGATCGGAGCCCACGCGATTGCAGGCGGTGGCGATGAGTTCAGCGAGTTCCTGTTGTGGGTGGCGGATGACAACACTGTCCGCATGCTCAACGGATATGCGGCGGACAAGGTGTCACCCCCCGACCTTGACCGGCTGATTGAGGCCATTACGGACAAGACGACGATTGAGGCGTGCGTCTATTCGTCGGGAGGTCATAAGTTCTGGCAGGTTTCGTGCGCGGCGTGGTCATGGGTGTTCGACTTGAACACAAAGAAATGGCACGAGCGCCGGAGCTACCTGCAACCGCGCTCACGGATTACGCAGTCATTCCCATTCGACGGGCGCTGGCTTTGCGGGGACGTGCTTAGCGGAAAGATTGCGCAGATTTCTCGCGATGCACGCGAAGAATTAGGCTCGCCGCTTGTGGTGACGATTGAATCCGGCCCGGTGCAGAAGTTCCCGCAACGCATTCAGGTCGCGCGCGCTGATTTCGATTTCATTGTGGGTGTCGGCATTGCGCCAGGACGCGACCCTGTCGAGACAAGTCCATCAGTACGCATTTCATGGACAGATGATGGAGGCGTCTACTGGTCGAATCCGTTGGTGCGTAGCCTCGGACGGCAACAGCAGTCTCAGACACGGGTTACGGTGCTGAACACGGGGCTGACTGGTCCCGTTGGCCGCCGCTGGAGACTGGAAATCTCTGATCCTGTGGACGCCACGCTTATAGCCGGTGACCAGGCGGCGTCTGTTCGGGCCAAGTCATGAGCCTACCTGTCCTCAGGCCGCTCCCGGAACCGCACCTCAACTGGCTTGAGGGTATTGTTGGCGTCGTCAGCCGCGTGTGGTGGGATTACTTGAAGTCGATGGACCGGCTTTTGCGTGTTCTGCAAGGGCTTGAGGGCTCCAAGACGTTCGATCCCTCGAACCTCGCGGACGGTACGGGCGAGACAACCACGATCACGGTCACGGGCGCTGCGCTAGGCGACTTCGCTATGGCGTCCTTCTCGCTGAACCTTCAGGGCATCACGCTCACGGCCTGGGTGTCTGCGGCGGATACGGTTTCGGTGCGGATGCAGAATGAATCTGGCGGCGCACTCAACCTCGCGAGCGGAACGCTCCGCGCGCGGGTAATCAAGCAATAGGGGGCCTAGATGGCGTTCTGGGACATTTTCAGCAGCAGTGACGGCAAGGAAGCCGCCGCGAACGCTGCGGCAGCTCGCAACAGCGGCCTGAACAAAGGCTTTGACCAAGCATCAGGCTATTTCAACAAGGGCCTAGAGGGCGCGACCGAGAAATACGGTGAGGCCAAGAATCTATTTGATACGTGGTATAACTCAGGCGCCGCCGCGGAGACCGCACGCGCCAATGCGTTGGGCCTGAATGGTCAAGAAGGTCGAGACGCGGCAGTTTCGGCGTTTCAGACATCGCCCGGCTACGAGTTTGCACTTGAGAGCGGTCTAGACGCGATTGATCGGCGCGCATCAGCACGCGGCATGCTCGGCTCTGGCAACACGAATGCCGACAGCATCACGTTCTCTCAGGGCGTGGCCAACCAAGAGTGGCAGAACTATTTGAACAACCTTGGCGTCGTGTCAGGTAGCGGTCAGACGGCTGCGGGTCAGCAGGCGTCACAGCTCGATCAGTTGGCGAACACGATCAACAACACGAACACGAACATCGGCAACTTGGCTTGGGGCAAGGAAACTGGCGTCGGCAACTCGAATGCGCAGATGATCCAGGACCAGTACGCCGCCGAGCAGGCCGCGAACGCCAATCAGTGGGCTGCAATCCTTGGTGTCGGAAAGCTCGCTGCTTCGTTTGCCGGGGGGGGCGCCGGTCTAGGAGATGTTGGGCTTGGCTCGTGGGGCGCAACTGTCACGCCCGCATAACGGATCATAAACGGGACGGATCATGGCCGGTTGGCAATCCTCGCCCTTTGCGGGCGCGCAGATCGACTTCTCACAGCTTGGCGACCTCTACAACGAATACACACGGTCGCAGGAAAACGCATTGAAGCAGCGAGCGGCACAGGAGCAGCTTGCGGCATCACGCGCGGCTCGCGGTCGTGCGTCGAGCGAGGACGCGGCGTTAAAGGCGGCCTTGGCCGATGAGTCCATCTATGACGCTGATGGGAACTTCAACGCACAGGCCGCGGCGTCGCGTCTGATGCGGGCCGGGCACCCGGAAGCCGCGGCGAAGGTAGCTCAGACGGCAGCAAGCTTGCGCAAGACGGATGGGCTTCCGACCAGCGCACAAGAATTCGAGTATTACAGCAAGCTTCCCCCGGAACAGCAGGCTCAGTGGAAAGAGCTAAACGTTCGCGGCGCTCTTGGTGGCGGTTCGGGTGGCCAGTTCGGAAAGACTGGCGCCGTTGTTCAGGGCGCTGACGGGCAGTTCTACACAGTGCAGTTCGGCGCAGACGGCACGAAGAAAGTTGAGCCGCTGGCGTTCTCGGGCGGCCCATCAGCGGGTGGTGACGACGCGCCGCCGCAGGTCATCCCATTGTCCCCGGCCCGCGGCGTAGAGGTCGTGGGCGATACCGCTATTGATAAGGCGACCGGACGGCCCGTGCGCAATGTCGGTGACGCAATTCGCGGCGGTGCTAACGCGAAGGAAGCGGGTACCATCTCTGAGATTTTCGACCCCGTGACCGGCCGTCCGCAGAAAATCCAGCGTCAACCTGACGGCTCGTGGTCGCCTGTAGGCGGCACGCAGTCTGCTGGTGTTGGCGAGCTTGATCGTGGGACGAGCACGGAGCTTTACGACAAGGGCTCAGGTCAAACCGTGCGCACGGTTACAAAGGATGTTGCGGGCGCGGCGGCAGAACAGGTGCGAGGCAAGAACCAGGCAGAAGGCGAAGCATCGTTGCCGAAGGCTGCGAACGCTCTCGCTGAGCTTGAGATCAAGAACAAGAATCTTCTTGGCGACCCCGGAACGCCGGGCGACAAGAGCAAACCGGCCACTCCTGGCACCATTGATCGCGCAATTGCACAGTCCACCGCGTGGACGACTGGTCTCATTGGTAGCCAGCTCGCGAAAGTTCCGGGCACCGCGGCGCACGACCTATCAAACACGCTCCTGGAGGTGCAATCCAACCTCGGCTTCGATACGCTGCAACAGATGCGTGACAACTCACCTACGGGTGGCGCGCTCGGCAACGTTACAGAGCGCGAGCTTGCGCTGTTGCAATCGACGTGGGCAAGCGTTCAGCAGTCTCAGAGCCGAGAACAGCTCATCTTCAACCTGAACCGCGTCAAGGAAATCAAACAGAAGTTTGCCGTGCTGAAGCGGCAAGCCTACGAGGCGGATGTGAAGCGCTTTGGTGCTGCTGCCGTACCGAATCCGACAACCGGTCAAGTGGCGAACCCTGTTGCGCCGCCTCAATCTGGTGCTGGCGGCTGGTCGATCCAGAGGGTTGACTAATGGCGACCTACCGCATCACCGGACCGGACGGCGGAACTTACCAAGTATCCGCGCCTGACGATGCGTCAGAGCAGGACGTGTTGTCGTATGTGCAATCAAATGCTGCGAAGGCACCGCGAAGCACGCAGGCCGACGCCGCAGCCTCGGCACAGAACGCCGCGCAGTCGTTCCGCGACTTGCCGCCAGAGCCAGCGGGTAGCGATGAAAGCCGCTCGTTCACTCTGGACTCCGCGAACATCCCAGCCGATGCCCCGACCGAGTTCGATACTGTGCGCGACGCCGCCCGCGATGCGATTGTGACCGGTGCGACCAAGGCCGTGCGCGCCGCGTCCGGTGGCGCTGGTGAGGGTGCTGCGGCCGGGGTGGCGCTTGCAGCCGATCCAGAGGCCAAGACGCCGTTTCAGCGCATTCGGAGCGCCGTCACGGGTTATGACCGGACGGAATACCCGGACGCTCAGGAGTTCACGCCAGCGCTAGTTTCGGCCACTAAGCAGCCGCAGCCCGCTGCGATGGGCTCCGCCGTCACACCCGACGAAAACGCACAGCTTGATATCTTGAAGGCCAACTACCCAGGCCTAGAGATCAAGAGGGACAAGTACGAGAACGTCATGCTCCGCGCTCCAGGCATGAAGGACTGGGCCTACTTGAATAAACCAGGCGTCTCCGGTCGTGACTTTGACGAACTGGGCACGCAGACGCTCGTTACACTGCCTCTTGCCGGTTTATTCGGCATGGGCGGATCGATCCCCGCGCGCGTCGCTACCGGTGCCCTTGGCGGTGGCGGTAGCAGTGTGGTGCAGGATGTTGCCGCCATGGCTCAGGGGTCGGAGCAGGGCATTGACGGCGAACGCGCGGCTATTGCTACTGGGCTCGGGGCGGCAACTGGTCCTCTTCTTGGCAAACCAGCGGCGCAACCGGCTAGAACGGCTACGACGGAGGCCATTGAGGCCGCAGAACGCCAGGGAATTCAAATCCCGCGCGGTGCAGCATCAGACAATCTCGCCGCAAAGCCGGTAGCAGGCGCGTTGAAGGAAATTCCGTGGGTAGGGCACCCGCTTGTGGAGGCCTCGCAAAAGGCCACCAAGGGCGTTGAGGACCGGGTTGGCCAGATCGTTGATAATCTGGGCAGCGGAAGCCAGCGCGCAGCCGGTAACGCCGTGAAGGACGACCTTCTGCAATGGGCGCGCGTCGGGTCTGAGGAAGCCGCCGACAAGCTATTTACGCCGGTTAAGCGGGCGCTGCGCAATAAGCGTGGCGATCTATCCAACACGGCTAACGCGGTGAGCACGCTTGTCGGTCGGTCGTCTGAAGCGTTCCTAGAAGCTCCCACTATCGTCAACACGATCAACAAATCGATCAACGACGCGGTTGCCGCGGGTGGCATTTCTTTCGACGGCATGCACACTCTGCGCCAGGAAATCGGCAAGCGCCTATCCGGGGCCATCGTGGCCGAACCAGGGTTGGACAAAGAGGCGCTGAAGACGCTCTATGCGGCGCTCACGGCGGACATGGAAAAGATGGCCGGTCGCCAGGGTTCGCGCGCGCGCGTCGCGTGGGATAACGCAGTCGATCTGTTCAAGAAGGACATCGTTACCCGCCGCGACGCAATCGAGAAGGTGCTTGGGGAGACCGGCAGCGCGAGTGCGGAGTCTGTCGCTGGTACGCTGCGAACCATGGCGGGCACCGGAAAGGGTGCCGACTTTCAGCAGCTGTTGCAGATCAAGCGGACGGTTGGTGAAAGCGCATGGGACGAGCTGGCTTCAGCTGTGATTGCCGATATGGGACGCACGGCTGACGGATTCAGCGTCGCTAAATTCCGCACCGCCTATGACAAGCTATCGACTTCTGGAAAGCATGCTCTGTTCTCACAGAGTCATAAACAGGCTCTCGACGATCTGGCGCTGGTGAGCACGAAATTTGCGGCCCTGGAACGACTTGGAAACCCGAGCGGAAGCGCGCGTATCGGCCTGATTGCGACCAGCATCCCAACGGCGATTGTTTCCATGGTGATGGCTCCGACAAGCGCGGCATTGGGTGCGTCTGGCGTCGTGGCCGGTCGGTTTCTAGCCAAGGCGTTGGCCAAGCCCGCAACGGCCAAGGCGCTATCGAAATGGTCGAACGCCTATCTGATGGCCGCGTCGTCGAAGAACCGCGCTGCCATGGCCGTGTTTCAGGAGGCCGAGCGCAAGTTGCTCGACGCAATGCGCTCGGATGGCCTCGATATTAACGAGGCTAGCGACAATTCAGCGGCGGTCCCCGAACAGTCGCGCCTCTCGCCGTAATCGCTGCGCCTCGGCATCATCGAGCGCTGCCCACAGACCTGGATCATGTTCGCGTGACTTTTGAGCGCTGGCGTTGTCAGCGACGCTGATGGCAAAGCAGGCGCAGAGAAATACCAGTAGAATTAATGCGGCAATCATCTACTTCCCCTCCGTTTTGTGCAACACGAGCGCCACGTTCATCTTGTTTCGCCCGCGGCGCACTGGTGGAGTGAACATGGTCGTTACGTTGCCCACAACGCCAAGCCTGTAGCGAGACAGCAAGAACCCGTAGACACACGAGAGTATTCCTGGGTTCCATCGGCTTCGCTGTGGTGTACCGCGGGCCTCTATCGTTGAGACAGTGAGTGCACCGGATTCCTGATCAGCTGGTGCTGGCTTCACACCGTATAGTGTTAGGTCGTGCACCCAACCGTAGCGAAACTCCATATCAATCGGCCGCGTGCGTTGCTGGGGTTTCAATAGTTTCTGGGCACCCGCTCTGTTGATGATGTAGGCACCAGCACCGGTTGGAAGCCGAGTGTAAGCAACGATAGAAGAATTCCGTGGGAGCCTCGCAACTCGACTAACGGCCGATTTGAAGTTGGTCGAGAGATGGATGATGTCCCACCCCTTTGGCGCCGCAGAAATGGCCTCGCGCACCGTTTGCATAAAGTCTGGGGCCAAGATCACGTCATCTTCAAGCACGACGCAGGCTGGCGCATCCCCGTTGAGAAGCGCGCCCATGGCCAACAAGTGGCTCGCGTAGCAACCGACTTCGCCCGGCGAGAGCTGCGTCCCATCGAATTGGCCCGCAAGCCACCCCGGCAGCGCATCGCACCTTCCGTCGATTGCCTCAATCCGCGTGAAGGCAATTCCCTGTCTCTGACAACGGACATTCATTGCGGCAAGGCGCTCTGGTGAGCGTTTGAGGTTGATTAGAAAGACCGGAATTACCGGAGTTGCGTCCGTCAATTGCATCGATTTGCACGCCTGAAATGGCGACCCCCGTTTCTATTCAAATGCGCGCGAAACAAAAAGCGCGGAAAAACAATGTATTACGCATGTTTGCGCGTATTCGCGCTGCGTCAAGTGTAAATCCGCAACAACTCACAAGATAGCAATAGGAGCCCGCCTTGGCTGGCACTATTTTCTCGCTCGCGATGTCACAAAGACTCAATTCCGAGGGAAAACCCCTTGTGAATGCGCCTTTGTCCATCTTCGCCGCGAATACGTCGGACCCAGAGATAGCGTACCAGGATTACGGGTTATCCGTCGCGCACGAGTGGCCGTTGCGCACAGACAGCAACGGGATGTTCCCCCCCTTCTGGCTCCCAGACGGTCAGTATCGCGTGCGCATGACGGACGCGGCCGGTGCGGTGATCTATTTCGACGTGCCATCTATCCAGGCAGTCGGCCCCTCTACCGGCGAGGGCGGCGGAGGTGGCGGCAGTGTAGACCCGAACGCGATCTTCCAGACCGGTGATCCGATCTGGGTTCCAAAGACTGGTGCGCGGGCCGGCTGGGTCCGAATGAACGGACGCACCATCGGTTCCGTTTCTTCCGGTGCATCCGAGCGCGCGAACGCCGACACGCAGTCGCTCTATGAGTTCCTGTGGAACAACTACAGCGATGATCTGTGCCCGGTAACAGGTGGCCGCGGTGATACAGCGTCTGCTGACTTCGCGGCCAACAAGCCCATCGCCATCCTCGATATGCGCGGCTATGGCCCGATGGGCTTGGACGACATGGGGAACGGCGCGGCGGGCCGGATCGTGGACGGAACGCCAACTGCCGCTGGTTCATCGGGCGGGTCAGAAAAGCGCACGCTGGCGCAGGGCCATCTACCGAACGTCTCGCTGAGCGGCACGACGAACACGACGGGCAGTCACCAGCACGTGTATGTCAGACGCAACAGCAGCGGCGGCACCTCAACGGGCGGTGATAATCGGCCCTATGCCGGAGAGACGAGCCAGCTAACAGATGCTGCTGGCAACCACTCCCACACAGTCACCGTCTCGCTTGGCGGATCAGAGACCCCAATCAACATCATGAGCCCCTATAGGTTGGGCACTTGGTACGTGAGGCTTTAGGGCATGGCAGAGTCTGACATCGAGCGCGCAAAGCGCATAGCCGACGAAATCCGCCCATTTTGGCCTGAGAAAGCAGACGAGATCGAGCGAGCGATTGTCTCCGCTCGGTCAGGTCAGATCGATGGCGTGAAGGTCAAGGTTGGCATCAGATACAAGCTTCAGAAGTTCGACGGGGAGTTCATCCCCGGCAAGACGCCAATTGAAACGATAGAAGGCGAGGGCTGATAGATGCCTCTCACGACAGTTGGACGAAACTGGATTGCTCAGGCGATCATCAACGACAGCGCGCCAACGCATTTCGACAACTCGAATGCGTACCTCGGGTCCGGCAACTCGAACACAGCCTTTGACGCCGCACAAACCGATCTGCAAGGCGGGTCAAAGCTCCGTCGCGGAATGGAGGCAACATATCCGCAGCGCACCGACAACGTGATCTCGTTCCGGTCGTTGTTCGGAACTGGTGACGCCAATTGGGCGTGGAATGAGTGGTGCGTAGCCAATCATGCAACGGCTGGTGTGATGTTGTCGCGAAAGGTTGAGTCACTCGGCACGAAGGCCGCGACCCAATCATGGCTTTTGGACGTGACGCTGACGGTCCAGATCGGAAGCTAGTAGATGCTTGGACACGGCGCCATAGGCGAGCTGGCGCTTGGCGAAATCCCAAGCAGTTCGCTTGTTGTTGAGAAATCTGCTTCCGACTCGCTCGCCGTCCTTCTCGATGAAGCGGCATCATATCTCGTCATCCTGAATCGATCCGATAGCGTTGACGTAACGCTGGCGGACACGATGGGGACCATTGGTGTTGCGTTGTCCCGCTCCGATAGCTTGCTGGTGGCGGTAGCAGATAGCCTCGCCATCCTGGCCTCACTGTCCCGGTCTGATGAGGTTGTCGTCGCGGTTGATGATGTCCTCGCGATCCTTGGGCAGTTGACCCGCAGCGATAGCGTTGGGCTGGACCTCGCGGAAAGCATCGCGGTCCTCGCCGGTCTATCCCGCGCTGACGACCTAGATGTTGTCCTAGACGAAGCCATCGCAATTCTGGTCTCCCTATCGAGACAGGATGCGTTGAGCGTCTACCTTGATGAGTTCATGACGCCAACGTACTGGCGGCGCCCAACGTCTGCCGTTGTCGGGATTGGCAGTGGTGGCGCGAGTGTAGGGCTCCGGGCGATCAAGCCGCTATCCAACATCGGAGCCGGTGACGTTGCTATTGGCCTCCGATCCGCACGCCCTAAAGCCGGGATGGGCTCCGGTTCCGTCGATGTCAAAGTGAGACACTGACAATGATTGAGATCACGCGCGGCTCGACCGTGCAATTCTTCGGCATCCAGTTTCGTGATGTCGATAGGAACGTGACGGTTCCAGAGAGCGCCACGATGCGTGTTCGATACACGCGCTGTGGGTGCGAGAAGTTCGATGACGTGACACTGGCACAGGACGGTGGCGAATGGTCGGGCGCGTGGGATTCGTCCCCGGCCGATCCCGGGACCGTCTATTGGTTCTTGCGCTCAACCTCTCCAGAGGCGACCGCGGCTCAGGGCGAGTTCAGGCTGAAGGCCAATCCCGCGAACGAGCGGGGTGAATGATGGCCGATCTGCTGGATATCTGCCGGTTTACCGCTGGAAATACGGGAACGGGTGCGTTTGAAGACGGGACCGCAGATCAAGGGTTTCTGAATCTTGATGATGCGGGAGCCGTCAACGGCAAGACATATCCGTATCGTGCGGAGAATGCGACGCGCACGGAATGGGAGATCGGATACGGGGTCTACGACTCCGGTGCTGGTGAGCTGTCGCGCACGCCACTGAAGTCTTCTAACAGCAACGCTGCTGTCAGCTTCACAACGGCGCCGACGGTGATCATAACGCCGTTACGGGCTGACATTATCCAAGTGGTTGATATCGTCGTCCAGTTCAATGGTGGTGGGGCGGCAATTGCTACGGGCGTCGGCGGGTACCTACCCGTTGACTTCGATGGCGAGATCATCGGCTGGACACTTGTAGGCGACCAGTCGGGGTCTATGGTCGTGGACGTCTGGAAAGACACATATGCGAACTACCCGCCAACAGTCGGTGACTCGATCGCCGCGTCTGCGAAGCCAACGATCAGCGCTGCCATAAAGGGCCAATCCTCGACGCTCACGGGATGGACGACCACCTTCAGCGCGGGCGACGTGTTCGGCTTCAACATCGACAGCAACAGCGCGATCAAGTTCGCGACGCTCTCCCTAAAGTGCATCAAGACTTAGGAGCCGCAGCATGGCGATAGAAGACGTCGACGTCACAACTCTTGTGGCGCGAAAGGTAGAACGCACGTTTCGATTTGACGGCTACGTGCCACGCGAAGCCTCGCCGTACGTCGATATCTACCGCGAGAGGTATTGGCGCCTCGAAGACGGTTCGCCCGTTGGCGTCCCCGTCGTGACAGTCACACGCAAGGCCTGGCCGGATATCGCGGACAAATCCTGGACTCTGACAGACGGCAGCGTGGTCACGGCGGCGCAGGTCTTTGAAGCGTTGGCTATGGCGTTCGACGAATTGTCGATCCCGCCGCCGCCAACCGAAGATTCTCTACCCGAACAGCCTGAAGAGCCAACCGATGGACAAACAGACTAGCGATCTAGTCGAGATCGCCAGACGTCACGGCATCAAGCCGCAGAAGCGCTGGCGCGGCGGACGCGCAAAGGTTCGCACCATCATCGCGTCTGTTGTCATGGCGTCTGGCCCGCTCGCCGGACTCGCTACGACCACGTACGAGATCGCCTACGACAAGCCGACAAAGGCGATGCTGGGCGCACGCATTGTCGCCTCGGCAGAAGACTCGTCTGGCAAATCCCTTCGACCGCTCCTGGCCTACACCACGTTCGTATACCTCACCACGACTGGCACCAACTCGTGGCCCGTCCCGGCCGATTGGAACAACAGCGACAACCAGATCGAATGCCTAGGTTCAGGCGCTAACGGCACAGCAGGCGGCTCCGGTGCATCTGGCAACGGCGGAGGGGGCGGCGCGTATGCCACGGTTTCAAACGTCACGCTCACGCCGGGAGGCTCCGCTTCCTACACCATCAACGTCGGCTCCGATACGAACTTTGCTTCTGTCTGCATCGCCAAGTCGGCGTCTGGCACAACGGGCGGTCAGGCGGCGTCATGCACGCCTAGCACAGGCGCCTTCTCTGGCGGAAACGGCGGCGCCGGTAACGGCACGGCCGGCTCCAATACGCGGCGCCAGGGCGGTTCTGGCGGCGGCGCAGCGTTCAGCGCCTCCAATGGATCGAATGGCGTAAACGGGGGCACTGGCGTCAACACCGTGGCCGGCAACACGGGTGGTGCTGGTGGCTCTCCCGGTGGCGGTGCTGGCGGCTCTCCGAGCGGATCAGCAGGTACAGCCGGCACGCCGGGAGGCAATGGCACAGGCTGGTCAACACCATCAAGTGCCGGCGCTGGTGGTGGCGGCTCAGGGGGTGGGTGCCCTGTCAACAACGTCTTAGGTCCGCAGCCAGGGTCAGCCGGCGGTCTGTACGGCGGCGGCGGTGGCGGCGGTTGCGGCAATCCCACGTTCGGTGCGGCAGCAGGCGGCGCAGGACGCCAAGGCATCATCCGCATCAGCTACACGCCTCTCAAGACGTTTCGATTCCGCGCCTACGTTCTCGGGTAGTTCGCTGCTTTACGCAGGGCCAAGGCGCCACTGGTTGCCGCGCACCCGTTCCATGGTCGCGACCACCATCACAACAACCTAAATCCTGAAATAGCAATCGAGGGGAGCCAATGGCCTTCATCGAACCCGCGAGCCTGCGTCATTCCAATCCCGGCGCCATGGCTTTAGGCGGCCCGACGTCAAGTGCCCGCAAGTTCGGCGCGAGCGAGGAAACAACGCTCAACGACGGCCAGGGCAACACCATCGCAACCTTCCCGACGAAGGTGCAGGGTGCTGCTGCTCAATTCGATCTGCTGGCCACGCGCTACACAGGGTTGACCGTTCGCAACGCTCTGAAGCGCTGGTCTGGCGGCAACCACGTTGACACCTACTGCAAGGTCGTCTGCAAGCGCACCGGTCTCTCTGAGTCCGACACGCTTACCGCAGCCTACATTCGCGCGCCATCGACGGGAATCAAATTCGCCAAAGCCATGGCCTTCCACGAGGCGGGCAAAGAGTACCCGATGACGGCTAAGGAGTGGAAGCAGGCGCACGCCCTGGCCTTCCCTACTCCTGCATCCGCACGCAAGGGGCTGCGCATCCCGTTCCGCATTCCGGCCGCAGATGGTCCGTCCAATGACCTAGGCGACCGGATTGCCGACATGGCCCTGACCTACGTCGGCAAGGGGGAGAAGCCTGGACCGGGAAACTACCAGTTCATGGATGACTTTTACGACACGCTGGGCCTTCCCCGCATGGAGGACGACAAGACGGCGTGGTGCAAGCTCACGGTCTCAGCCATTCGCAAGAAGTGCGGCGCGGAAGTCGAAGACAAGGACAACGATGACATTCTTGTGGCCCGCAACTTGGTCAGAACCGGAGCGGGTGCGGCTCCCGGAATCCAGATCGACAAGGATCAGCCCGAGCTAGTCCGTCGTGGTGACGCCCTTGTCTGGGCCCGAGGCAACTCTTTGTGGCAGGGCCACACCGGAACCGTCGTCACCGTAGACCTCGAAGGCAAACGCATTGAGTGCGTAGAGGGCAACGTCAGCAACTCTACGGTTCGCAAGTGGTACACGTTCGCTCAGATCAAATCGAAGGCTCTGGGTATCAATCGCCCGATCCCAGACAAGCGCCAGCCTAACGGCACGGTTCGCTATCGTGATGTGGCAAAGGACTCGCCGTCGATCACGATGCAGATTTACGCCTGGTTCGCAGCCCTAGTTGGCGGCGTGGCGAGCTACTGGAATGACATCACGGGCGGCATCTCCGGGGCCGTTCATGCCCTCCCGCTCGTGGCAGAGCAAACCTCTACAACTGTCGGATCAGCTCAGCAGATAGTGCAGACGGCTGGCCTGTCATGGCCCGCCAAGCTGGCGTTCCTGATGACGGCCGTACTCGCCGCAACGGCCCTCTATCGCGTTCTCCGTCAGCGCTCACAGAACGGCGGAAAGCGGGTGCAGCCATGATCTTCTGGACCCTATTGGGAAGCCTTGGCCTGGGTGGTGTTGCGACCGTGGCCGGACTGTTCTTCTTTCCAACGCTGACGATGCAGTTTCTATCCGGCCTTGCCTCTGTTGTGCTCGGGGTGGCCAGCAAGGGCGCTGCCAAGTTCTTCTCCGGGTGCGAGTGGATATTCCAGCGGAAGGACGCCACGTTCGCCCTGTTCGTGTTCATGCTCGTGGCGGGCATCATTGCCGAGAGATACGACCCCGTTGGTTATCTCCTACACTGGACGCCGGGAGGCGAGACCCAGGCAGAGACCGTCTCAGAGCGCATCCAACCGAAGAAAAGCGGGGGTAGGTCATCAGCTCAGCGGCAGGCGCGCCCGGTAGAAGACACGCTGGACTACATCCGCAAATCACTGAACCCATTCTGAGGCTCCGTCATGGATATGGCATTCGGGGGTGAAGATGCGACACTGGAATGGGCACCCGGCATGGCCGCCCCCAGACCTATTCAGTATCCTGATCGAGCAAACCCGGATGTTAGAGCGGATCGACGGCCGAACGGAGCGACAAGACGAGAAGCTGGAGGCGCTGAGCGAACGAGTGGCACACCTAGAGCGCGGCAAACTCGGGTGGCTGTCGGTAGTTCCGTGGAAGGAACTCGCCCCGGCAGCCTGGGGAATCGGGCTAGTGGCGGCGGTGGCTCTGGGGAAACTCTCATGGGAACAGGCGCACGCTCTACTGCCAGGTCACTAGCATGGGGGGTGTTTTGGGTTTGTTGCTTCACCGCCGGGGTAATCGCGGCTCTGTGACCCTGGCGTATCCGCTCGCGGCGATTTGAAGCCTGGGCGATACCGATATAGCCGGAACAATTAAAGCCGCTCTAGGAGTATCCTGGGGCGGTTTTTGTTTGTGCTGTTGCAACTCGGGCCCTGCCTCAGGGTGGCGGTAGGTGGTGTGCGGCTGACTATCGACTTCAGGAACACGGCCCCAGCCGTCGCACGCCAAGCACCGCGCTCCGTCTGTCATCCCGGTTCCGTGGCAGGTTTTGCATTCCATCGTTGCCGCCACCTTTTCCTGTTTGGAAAGTATCGTTTCCACTAAGCCAGACTACGTAAAAGGCACTTTGCATAAACTGGTGTTGCCGGGAGAATTGCGGGATGCTGCCTCAAGGTGGCGGGAGGTGGATTGTTGGTGCCTTGAGTGCCGTGTCTGTGAAAAATGGTTCCAGCGTGTGAAAAACGATACTGGGCCTTTATTGAGGGGTTCAGGTTCCGCCCTTCACGCTGGGAGTATTGGGCGGCGGTGGCGGCACGGACTTTTTCTCGTGCTTTTCGATCACGTCGAGAACGTCACCGTAAAGACGGCAGAGCTTCCGGTGCTCGGAGGCGTAAAGGCCGTCCTTGTTTTGGAGGCCGTTAAGACTCGTTATCGCGCGGTCGCGACGGCCCTCAATGTCCTGCCGGAAAGCCTTGATGCTTGCGTTCCAGATGATGTCGTCCGTAACAGCAGCCATGGTTCGGGCCTTTCGTTGACTACCGCGGCTCTCTCAGCCAGCGGCGACTTTTCTCGTCTACTTCGGCGGCGTCTGGGCGCCTCGAAAACGTCTCGTGCCACTCAATCAGTTCGCGTAGCTCCCGCATAATCGGCTCGCGCCACGGCGGATAAGAGGGCTTCGATCTGGTCTTTGCTTTCGTCAAAGTCCTCGTCCTCGAAAGTGCCTAGTTCCTCGTCGTCGGGGCACGTCCACTGGCGCTTACGCATCCACCATGTTGCCTCGTCCCACACGGCTACCTGCATCGGGCCGCGGTCATAGTGGGTGAGAGTGATCGTCGGCCGCATGCTCGTCTCCAACCGTCAAATATCTTTTGCAGGTTCGCCCGCAGCGTCAAAGTTACTTTCCCGTAGCGGTGATCGCGGCGCCACCCTGTTGAGAATTTCAGCGAGCACCTTGAGACGTTCCAACAGCTTCTCCCGAGACGGATACGGCGTGGGCCGATTGTCACGCAGCGCGACACAGAGCATGTCTATTCCCATGCGGGCGTCCGTCGCCGCCTGCATCAGTTCGTTATGGCGCTTGAAGCAATCGTGCATGTCATCCACGAGGCCGGGGAACTGATGCTTGGGGAAGCGATGCACCATCACGCTGCCGCCTTCGACGCAAGAGCGCGCAAGACGTCCTCTGGCACGCTCTTGAGCGCTTCCCGTGCCTCATCAACCCGCAGCCGCAGAACGCCCCAGTTTGTGTTGCCTGCCGCAGCGCGGATTTCATCCTCGAAGGCGCGCAGGCCGTCACACTCGTTGGCCAGCCTCCAGAGCGCGACTTCGAGCGTTTTGACGCGCTCGGTCATCAGTTCATCAGAGGCCTTATGGAAGTGCGCCATTGCCCGCTCAACAGCGGGAGAAACGACGCCAGCCTCTTGCAGATTGTCGTACTGCTCTTTGTTCATGCCTCGGGCCTTTTCTACTGCGCCGCCTCGGCGCGCTCTAGCTTCACCTTAAGGGCAAACAGCGCCTCATTGTAGCGCCGGCTCTCGATGCTGTGACCGCCGTTAAAGCAAGAGCTAACACGAAT